ACCAGATCGCGCGGACGGTGGCGCTGATCTATCAGCTGGACTCGCCGGAGGACTTCCTGCCGTTCTTTCCGCTGGTGGATAAGGAGGCACAGCGACTCATGCCGGGATTTGAAATGCCAGTGGAGATTCTCAAGCCGTTCGGCATCGGGCTGCTCCAATGAGAGACGGTTTGCCTCACGGAGTCAGGCCCATACAACTTCGCATGTACGGACGGAATCAAGACGTGCTACCAACGATTCAGTGTTGGGGCTTGACACTTCATTTGGTTCGTGCTAGGCTTTACCGCGGTGACGTTAGCGCCACCTACATTCTGGAAGGTTACACAATTCATGCCAAACCTCGCCGAGTCAAAGGCGTCTCTCGAATCGGGTACGAGTCTCTCGACCGTCAAGCTGTTGCTGCTGGGCGACACCAAGGCAGGCAAGACTCACTACGCGATGCAAGCGGCACTCGCCGGATTCAACGTCCTGTACCTCGACGGTGACGTGGGGATTCAGACTCTGATGCAGTTGCCCCCCGAGGCGCTGGCCCGAGTCTTCTACATGCCGATCGGTGATCGCATGGGCAAGGATGGCAGCTACGAGTACCGGATGGCGAAGTTCTTCGTGGAGTTCGCAACGTCCGGAGTCCTCACGTGGAACGATACGAAGGGTGACATCTTCGATCGCAAGGACTACGATCAGTCGTTCGCCGAAACGACTCATCAGGACGAGGTTCCGGTCCTCACGGGCGGCGACGTGATCTGGCAGATTCGTCCGTCCCAGATCGGCGCGGACACCGTGGTCATCATGGACTCGTGGACCACGCTGATTCAGTCGCTTATCAACTGGAAGGCTGACGACTTGTCGATCGACCTTCTGGAAGCCGAGAAGCACGGTCGCGAAATGTATACCGGCGCGGGGCACAAGGCGACTCAATTCCTCACCCTGCTGCGCGCGTTCCGGTGCCACGTCATCGTGATCGGCCACCCGCGCGAGTATCAAAAGCGGAGTCCACCAGCCGGTTCCAGGGGTCAGGTTGCGGAGAAGGACATGAAGCTGGACTGGACCAAGATGGTTCCGATCAGCACGTCGAATCCGCATAGCCTGACGATGGGCAAGCACTTCTCGGACATCGCGTGGATCGAGGTGACTCCGAGCGGCAAGCGCAACATCGACTTCCGTCCCGCGCTGGATCGAGTCATCGGCGGACACTTCAACGAGAAGAAGCCCGTCGAGGAACTGCCGTTCGCGAGTCTGGTCAAGGAGGTCGGCGGTTTCATTCCCGATAATCCATCCACGGATCGGTGGTTGACTCGGTTCGGTCCGGGAGAGTTTCAGCCCGCAGGCAGCAAGCCCGCCGCGGTGCTCACAGGTTCCACGCCAGCCACGGCCACCAAGGTCGGCGGACTCGCGGGGATGTTGAACAAACAGATGGGAGCAAAGAAGGCATAGACATCGCACAGACTCACACTGACAAACAGAGCAAACTGCAAAGCACAACGAACTATCTCTTTCAAGGAATGAATCATGAATATCGCACGTATGAACATGCTCGCCATGACCTCGATGCTGACCGCCGGTGCTTCGGCCAATGTGCTGATGTGCTCGATGGAGGACGAGTCGATGAACTTCTCGCTCGCCGACATCGCCGAACTGGACGTCTCGGAGGTTGCGGAAATCCGCTTCGAGTCGCTGCCGGCCGGTATCTATGTGTTCAAGATCACGTCGGCGGCGCTGGACGAGACCACGAATCGTGACAACGAGCAGCGGTTCGTCGCCAAGTTCGGCCTCGAAATCGTCGAGGTCAAGGCGGTCACGAAGAAGGATATCGACCGGGACTCGCTGCTCGGCAAGACTCACAACGAGACTTTGTACATCGTGCCCGAGAAGGCGCCGGAGGGTATCGGTCGAATCCGTGCGTTCCTCGCCGACATGGGCGCGCCGAACGAGGGCAAGTTGAAGCCGATCATCGAGGACTCGGTCGGCACCATCTTCACCGGCAAGATCGTCGAGCAGAAGGACAAGGACGACAAGTCCAAGATCTATGCTCGACTCAAGCTCGAGCCGGCCAAGAAGTAAGCCGGTCGGAGGGGAGTGCGATTCCCCTCCTTTCGTGAGTCACGTGGTAACTGGTTCACCGGGCGGCACCCGATCCTCTCGCCGCATCCAATCCGGAGTCCGTAGCGTCACCCCTTCGACGCCAGCAGGACAAGAAACAGATTGCACGTGACTCTCGCAAGGAGACCAACATGCTTCAGATGATCTACGATATGCGCCGCCTCTTGACCGACATTGAGTTGGAGGCTGGAGTCAAGCACCCCGAGAAGCCCGACGTCGCGGCAATGGCCAAGGCTGCCGAGCGCATCGGAGTCCTCAACGACAAGATCAAGGTCGAGATTGGAAAGCAGAATGGCTGACACCGGCAAGATTCTCTACATCACGGACAAGCTGCGAGTCAGTTCCGGCTACGAGCCAGCGTTCACGTCGATGCTGGGGAAGGCCGGGATTCGCCGTAACCAAGTCACGACCACCGACATCTACGGGCTGGTCGATAAGCCCTTGATTCGCAAGGCAAACGAGAAGCTGTGGCGCTTCGACCCCGAGAAACTGCCGGAGATTCAGCGTGCGTTCGACCAACGAATCCGAGCCATCAAGCCCCGGCTCATCGTCGTCTCTGATCCAGCGGTGCTTGGAGTTATCGTTAACGGCGACAGTCGACTCGGGACTCTTGACAAGTGCAGAGGCGGAGTATATTCGTACACGTGTGCCGATACGGTTTACACAGTCATCATCACATACCCCATCACCGCCATCCATCGAGTCGTCGACGAGCGACTGACCGAGGGCGAGGATGAGGCCGACAAGTACGAACCCTACAAGGTTCCGCAGGGCGCTTGGATTCTGGCGAACGACTGGCTCAAGGTTGGTCGGTTCTTCGCGGGCAAGCAGCGAGTCCTGCCCGATTTCTACTATTCCGTTGTGAGGACTCTTGACGATGCGTTTGCTGCTCGCGATTGGCTTAACACTTGCGTCGCAATCGCAACCGACGTCGAGACTGGACTCTACCCAGCGCAGATCACCTGCGAAGGATTCACTGGCCTTGACCCACAGGGCCGAGTCCGTACGTTCGTGTTCCCCTACTACGATGCGAACGACGAGCACGGCAGCTTTTGGGACTCGTCAGACGATCACGCGATTGTGTGGTCCGTGGCTTGTGAGATTCGAAATAATCCCGCGCTGAAGATTCTTCAGAACGGCAAGTACGACGCGGCTTACTATGTGAAGTATCGCGGCGGACTCAACAACTATCTGGCCGATCCCATGCTGGCGTGGTACTCCCTCTACATGGAGTTGCCCAAGTCGCTGGACTTTATCTCGTCGATTCTCTTGGACAACTTTCAGTATTGGAAGGATGACATCAAGGGAGTCGAAGACAAGGATCAAACGACCGTCGGCATGGAGAAGTACTGGCGGTACAATGGACTCGACTGCTACAACACGTTGTTCAACTGGCTGTATCTGAATCGCTTCATGGCGAAGAATCCGCAGATGCAGTTCAACTACAGCGACACGTTCATGCGTATGCTCTCGGGCTTTCGCATGGGCATGCGTGGAGTCCGAGTCGATGCCGAGCGCCGAAAGGAACACAGCCTTGCACTACTTGAGGATGCGCGAGTCGCTGAACAACGCTTTCAGTATCTTATTGCTGACCCAGACTTCAATGTTGGTTCTCCCGCGCAGAAATGCTCGCTACTCTACGATGTGTTTGGAGTCCGTAAGCGTAACAGCCGAGGGCGATTCGTTGATCCATCTAAGCCCCAGACGGGAGGGAATGCTCCATCTGCTGCTGCAACTCCCCTGAAGCTAATCAAGACGGAGCATCCGCTGTTCCGATTCGTGATCGACGCACTCTCGGAGACGATGAGTCCGCGGGATCAGATGTCGAAGCTGGTCGGCCGATGGGATGAGACGGAACAGCGAATCGTTGGCGGTGTGTTCTGCCCGACCGGAAGATTCCGCACGTCGTTCGGCGCGGCATCCACGGAAACCACGCGATTCAACTCGAAGAAGTCTGACTTCTGGGACGGCGGCAATGCCCAAAACTTTCGCACCAAGTATAAGGATTGGCTCGTGGCTGATCCGCACAACATTTTCTTGGATGTGGATTACTCCCAGAGCGATGACGTGTTCATTGGCTACGAGTCTAATGACCCCGACAAGATTGAGGTTATTGAGTCTGGGGTTGATGGTCACGCCCTTCACGGAGAGTTGTTCTTTAAGATGCCGTACGAGGAAATCGTTGCCGGCAAGAAGGCAAAGGACCCTCGAATCATCCATCCACTTACGGGCATCCGTCAGATCAGTAAGCGTGTCGTTCATGGCACGAACTTTCAGATGGCGCCAATGACTCTATACACGACGATGGGTCGTGACACGGTGGTGGCTGCGGCCGAGATTCTGGGATTCAAAGATGCAAACGGGTGGGATCAGAATCGTCTTGTGTCTTTGTGCGGGTCTCTCATGGCGGCATATCGGCGCAAGTATAAAAGACTCAACCGCAAGGAGTGGTACGGAGAAATTGAGAAGCAACTCAAGAAAGCGGGGCTACTCACAAATGCCTTTGGTGTTGCTCGTCGATTCCTTGGCGATCCAGCCGACAATGGCACGCAGCGAGAGGCGACTGCGTTCATTGGTCAGTCTGACACAGCAGGCAATATGAATCGTAGCATGTACGAAATCGACTTCGGATACATCCCCGAGAAGTTTCGTGACGGACCCAACCCCGACGCCTCGGCCACGCCGTTGAAGATGGACTGGTGGAGTCACGGCTTCCGGTTCATGCTCCAAGTCCATGATTCGTTCCTGTGCCAACTCGACACTCGCCACCCCAAGTGGAAAGAGGCCGCGCATAACCTCTTGCATGTAATGGAACGCCCGGTCATAATTAACGGGCATGTGGTTCGCATCAAGACGGAGGCAGAGTTCGGAGTCGCTTGGGGTTACGGTCTGACCGAATCCTGGGATGGCAAAGACGACGCCGCGCTGGATCGAATCGCTGCGAAGTTGTTGCAACAAGGAGTGTGAATCATGGGTGCATCCACTGGCATCGTCGCCATTCAGAACTACGCTGGCGGGGCGAACGACGCTGCCCGAGTCCAGCTGCTGCTCGACCTGATCCCCGATCCCGATACGTTGGGTTCGTCCGGGAGTCAGGCGGGTTCGACGCTGGGTCAGGGCGGCGCGGGCTTCCTCGACGAGATGTCGCCGGCTGCCGCAACGCAGCTTCGAGTCGAACTGGCGGCGCTCAAGGCGAGTGTTGCTTGATCGACGGGGGTGGGCTTCGGCTCACCCCTACCTTTCCCCGTAGACTGGGACTCACACCATGTATTGCATTGCCTTCAATGGCCCGCCTCGCGTGGGCAAAGACACCATCGCTGATCTGCTGGATCATCACTTCGATCTAAAGATCACGCCGGGGATTCGAAAGAGTCTCGCCACTCCGCTGCGCCTGATGGTGTATGCGATGCTGGGGCGAACCTTCGATGCCAAGCATTATGAGTCCGAGAAGGACATTCCGCAGCCCATGTTCGACGGGCATACCATTCGCGAGATGATGATTCGTGCCAGCGAAGAATGGATCAAGCCGGTGTATGGGCAGGGTGCGCTCGCCCGCATGACGGTGTCGAGTCTTGGTACGTCGATTCACCTGCCAGGTGTATGCCTCATCAGCGACTCAGGGTTCCAGCCCGAGACAGATGTGCTGGTTGATGCGTTCGGGGAAGACCGATTCCTGATGGTACAGCTGGAACGTGAAGGCGCCGAGTGGGGCGCTGACTCCCGCGGTTACGTCGAGGCGCCCCACTGGATTCGCATCTACAACCCGAGGGACCAACAGGCGCACGTCGTCCAGACGGTACTCGATATGTGTGATGATCTGGGCTGGGAACTCTAAGTCCGTGGCGGAGATTCGATTCAACTGCGACTACCTGAATGACTACTTGGCAATGGTCGAGGAAACCGAATCTCCGCGACTCTTTCACGTGTGGTCTGCCATCGCAGATATAGCTGGGGCACTCGGGCGTAGGTGCTGGTTCCCCTTTGGAGCGGCTGGTGACATCTATCCGAATCACTACATCCTCTTGGTCGGCACTCCCGGAACAAGAAAGAGCACGGCGTCTAGCCAAGCTAAGCGAGTTCTCGCCGACTCGACCGGTGTACGATTTGCTCCCAAGGACACAGGCGGGCAAAGACAGGGACTTGTTGTGGCCATGCAGGGAAACACCGAGCAAGCCAAAGAGTTCCTAGGCGCGGCCGAAGTCGCCAAGAACAGCATCATGGACTTGACTCTTGAGGACATCGCGGAGATCACGAATGATCCCGAGGATGAGCGGAGTCAGTTCATCAGTGCGGCCGACAAGCATCACCTTATGCTGGTGAGTGGCGAGTTCGGCCAGTTCATCGGGCAGAACAATCGGCAGCTTCTGGACTTTCTGACTGCCATGTGGGACGGGGAAGACTATGAGTACCAGATCAAGTCGGGAGTCACGACTCTCAAGAGTCCCCTTCTCAACGTACTCGGAGCAACAACTCCTACTAGCATCGCTCAAAATCTACCTCCCCAAGCTGGAGGGCAAGGATTCCTTAGTCGAGTCATTCTCGTCTATGGTGCTCGAAAGTATCGCTCGGTCGCTAGACCAGTCGCTCCGGCTGCAGACCTTGTTGCCCGAGTCAAAGATCATCTACAACGGGCTTACTACGAGATTGCGGGGGCGTTCACCGAGTCTGATGCTGCTCGGGATTATTCCATTGGACTCTACGAATATCCACTGGAAATCTCTGACTCCCGTTTTGGCTACTACGGGGAGCGGCGTTACACTCACCTTATTAAACTCGCGATGTGCTTGGCTGCTGGAAGGGGGAGTCAAAACATTGAACGGGACGACTATGCCGAGGCCCACCGTATTCTTCGCGCCACTGAACGCGGGATGCCTGACGCACTAGGCGAGTTCGGAATGAATCCATTGGCGACTCTCAAGCAGAACATGCTGGAGCAGATTCGCCAAGCCCACCTGATTCCATTGGACGTGCTTCAAGCAATGTTCCACCGGGACGCACGCGCACAAGAAATCATGGAGGTGTTGAATGACCTGAAGCGACTCAACCAAATCAAGTACGTGCAAGGCAAAGACGGACACATCAACGTGCATGCGGTTTTCCAGTTGAAAGAGTCAACGGAAGAAGGCATGTGGAAACTTTTAGCGGAGACCTGACATGAGTAAGCGAATCCTAATGCTCGACATCGAGACTCTGGGCCAAGGCCCGAACGCGGTTGCATGGCAGACTGCCCTGTACGCCGTCGAGTCGGACGATCCCGAGACGCTCCTGCCGTTCCATCATCACCAGTATCTGCCGATTCCGCCGCAGCTGAACCGACTCCTGCCGGCCCGCAAGATCGATTTCTCGACTCTGCTGTTCTGGTTCCGGGAGATCGGCAAGAATCCCGAACTGTACGAGGGCTTCGAGCAGTGCGACAGCACCGACGTCACGGACCTTGTGAGTCTGCTGCGTCACTTCGTCAATGCGTTCAAGCGGTTCACGATGGAAGGCTCGCTAGACTACGAGCTGTGGACTCGGGGCAACTTCGACCTCCCGATCATGCAGACGCTGCTGGAGCAGGCCGGACTCGAGGTGCCGTGGGACTTCCGCAAGACGATGGACCTGCGGACATTGGAGCAAACCAGCGGCGTCAGCTACAAGAGCATCCCGACTCATCAGGGATTCATCAAGCATAGGGCGGACCACGACGCGATCTTCCAGATCAGCCACTGGGCGGCTTGCATGAAGGCACTCGCGACTGGCCATGCTCCGGACGCCACCCGAGTCGAGCGGGCACCCCCAGCTATCGGCTAACCCGACCTGACGCAAAAACCCCCGGCCGCCTTTCGGTAGCCGGGGGTTTTTCTTTGCCTAGTTGATTCAGAACTCGCTCACACCTTCCGTCGCCGAGGGAGCCGCAGCGTTGTCCAGCGGATCGGACATTTCCCACGGACTCGTGGACTCAGCGTCAAACTCCAGCCCGACCTGTGCGTTCAGGAGTCGAGTCACCTGACTCATCTTCTCCGGATGCTTGATGACGTTCTCCAGCTGGCGCTCACCTCGAGTCTTCAGTGCCGCCTCATACGCGCTCCGGAGCATGCGCTTGACCTGCCGTGGATCATGGCCATTTTCCAGATACGTCTCCACGAATCCGGGGATATTGTCCATGTTGCCGTCGCGCACCGCACCGCGAATCAGCGTGTTGAACTTCTCCTGCGCGCCGGCACTAATCTCCGCGGCCTGTTTGTTCTGGTAGAACGCATCGACCTCCTTGCTGGCTTGCATGCTCCGGAGTCCCATGATTCGGTACATGCTGTCCATCATGGTCTTGGACTGGCTCACCACCTGCCCGAGTCCATCGGTGTCGTACCCGCCTGCCATCGCCTGCTCGAACATGCCCGCGATGGGTCGATTCGGAATGGCGTTCGACAGCACTTCGCCGACCTGCTGACTCGACAGATGCGGGTTCTGGTCGCTGAACAATGCCATCGCCGCTCCGATTCCCTGCATCACCTTGCTGACCGCAGCGACTGGCGCCGAGTTGGTCACGGGGTTCTGTGTCAGGATCCTCGGACTCACATCGCCTCGCGAGTACAGGTCAACGCCGTCCGCCCCGAATATCTTCGGAAGATTCGACAGCGTGCCGCCCATCATCAAGTCACCGGCGGATTGCCCGAACTTGTTGTAGAGCGCGTCGTACGGAGTCGCATCGCCATCGCTGTGCTCGAAGAACAGGTTGTTCAACTCCGCGAATCCCGGCACAGTCTTGGCACCAAACAGCGTGGACTGCATGGCATACTGGACTCCGATCGCAGCCTTGTCGCCTGTCTCCACGTAGCGGAACAGCCGCTGGTAGTAGGCGTACATGAACGACTGAAAGAGTCCGATCGGCGCGCCCACCGCACCTTGGAAAATCTCCGGCCGATTCGCTGGCGAGTAGTTGGCAATCATCTTGTTCGCCATGTCGTGCGCGAAGTTGTGCTTGGCGACCGTGTTGGTGATTCCCATCATGTCGGCCATCTCGAGTCCGGCCATGTGACCCCAGCTGCGGCTGAAGTCTTCCGACTTGTCCGTGAGCACAGAAGTCCAGCCCACGAGTCCCTTCTGCCCGAACTTGCTTGTGCTCGTGGGATCGCCGCCGAAGAACTTCTGAATCGGACCTCGACCATCAATGGCGTTGAACTGCCGATGGAACTCCGCAACCTCCTGACTCAAAAAGCCATTGCTGGCCATGTACGCGAACTCCGAGTCCGCCTCCTTGCCCCATGCCCGCTTGAATCCCCGGTAGGCAATGCGCGCCATGTCCGGAACCGAGAAGCTACGACCGTCAGGCGCCGTGAAGATGCTGGCGCTGTGCCCGATTCGGGCCGCCAACTCCACCGCACTCTCGCCTTCGCGGGCCGACACATGACGAATCACAGCTGGCATGGCGTTGACCACACCGGCCATGTTCATCACAGCCGCAGCCGACTCGAACATACGCAGCATCCACGTGGCGGTGAATCGGTTGGCCCCACCTGTGATCTGCGCCAATTCGACCGGCCGTGCACCCAGACTCCGGCGCTCGACCATCTCCATGGCCGACTCGAATGGCATGTGCTGGGCCAAGCCGTCCCGCAGATGCTCGAACTCCCGCTGACTCTTGGCGTCAGTCTGCCACGGCACCTTGTTGCTGGTCCAGTCGCTGACGGCCGACCACACGCGATTGGCCCCCGGCGCACGCTCCCGCATGAAGTCGTTGAATCGACGCTCTGCCCCGTTATAGAGCCAGCCCACGGCCGAGCCTTGGTTGGCGATCGGGTTGCGTCCCTGCGCCGCTTCCAGCCAGTAGTCGTGAATCGAACGATACTTGATCTTCGTCGAGTCTGCGTTGCGCGTCACACCCCCGGCGACGTTAGCCTGCGACTTCGCCGCCTTGATCTGATCGTCGAGCATGGTCTGCAACAGGTCGTCGCCGTGCGTGATGAACTGATCGCGCAGATACTTGAGCGACTCGTCGAAGCGATTGACCTGCTGATACATGCCCGTCAGCTGACCCTTCGAGGACTTCTCCCCTTGGATCGCCGTGGTGCCCGGATTCATCATGTCCATCTGGGCTTTGTCCCACAGCGTGCTGAACTCCGTGATCTCATCGCGAGTCCGGAAGTTGCTGCCAACGGCCGTGTTGATGGCCGACTGCGGGTCTGCACGCATGCGACTCAACTCGCGATCAAACTGATCCTGCGTGTTGGCAATGACCGTGCCGCCCGGAACGATGTCGCCCTTCGAGTCGAACGTGAATCCAATATACTTGCCTTGGTTGTCCTGCGGCGGCGTGTACCAGTCAGATGCGTGAATCTCACTGAGTCCTTTGGCCTTCAGCAGACTGTTCTTCTCGATGCGCTGGAGGTCCGTGATGGCGTTGAATCGCTTCTGCACGTCCAGCGCCATGTCGTCGAGCACAATCTCCCGACCCCTGGAGTCGACAAGCGTCTGCCCCTTGGTCATGTCCGACCCAAACTGCTTCTTCCAACGATTCTTGTTGGCCACCGTGTCCGCCAGCACAAACGCGTTGGCTTCGCCGTTGCCCGACGCGACTCGGATGGTGTTCTTCTCCAAGTCCCAGCCGCCCCGGAACGTGTGGAACGTGTCCAGCAGAGTCTTGCTCGTGGTGTTGCGTGGTCCGTTGATGACCGTCAGCCGATCGCCGAAAGCCGACTCGATGCTCTGACGCATGAACCCGCGCATGCGATTGTCGATGGTCTCACGCAGCCGAGTCACTGCCAGAATCACCGGGTTGTCCCGCGCGCGCCATTCCGCCGTCGTCACCGCGTTGAGGATCGAACCCGTGGCCGACTGACTCGGCACGTTCGCGAGGCCCGGCAAGCTGCTGCTGATCTGTGGGTCCATGAGCCCTGTGACTCGAGCGCCCAACTCGTAGTCGGGGGACGCAAGGATACCCCCGACCAACTCACGCGTGATCGGGCCAGCCTCGTTGCCGGTGAGCATGGTGGCCGTATGAATCTTCTTAGCGGCGATGCGATCCGCGAGTCGATCCTGTGCCCAATCCGTCGGTGCGATGTTGCGCTTGTACATTAGGATCGGCTTGGTCGGCTGACCCTTGGAGTCGAGCATGAACTTGAAGCTGTCGCCGGACAACTTGTCGACGCTACGCTGATTCGTCTTGAACATATCCGACAGATTCGCCACGTCCGCGAACGCCTGCTTGAAGTCGCTGGCGCTCATGGCTTGCAGCACGTCGTCCGACTGACTCACCGCGCCACGCACCAGTGCATCGACCGGTGTGTCCAGCTTGCCCAGCACGCCCTGCTCGTAAGCAGTGAGTCGCGGCAGATTGTAGCGCATCCGCAGCTTGCTCAACAGGTCCGGATTGTCGAGGTCATCGACTTGCTCGCGCAACGCCGACACCTTCTGCAACAGGGATTCCTTCTGCGCAGTCTCGCGAGTCAGCGTACCCCAGTTGATGTTGGCCCGACCTTCCGTGCGCGCCAGCAACTCCTCGGCCATGTCTAGATGGAACCACGAGTACTTGGCTTTGCCATTCTCCATCGTAAACGGAATCGCCCACTGAAAATTGGGATCGGCCACCTGCTTCGACAGGTCCGTGAGGAGGTGCTGACTCGACCGATACAGGCGCAGCACGTCGAAGTGATCCATGTCATCGATGCTCTTGCCCTTCGGCAGATGCAGCGTGCCGTCGGACTCGATGCCCACGTTGAGTGTCCGGCCCGTCGTCTGATCGAACGACTCGAAAATCTTCGTGCCGCCCGTAGCAGTCGCGCGATTGCGAACCTCCGGCTCGACCCAGTTGTCGAACGTGGAAGCCTGACTCACGGGCATCAACTCGTTGTCGATCAGCGCCATAGGAGTGAGTTCATCCTGGAATCGAAGGGCCTTGTCCTCCTTCAGCAGAGCCAGCTTCTCCTTCTGGCCCAGCGGCTTGACTCCATTCACGTCATCATCCAGCAGCTTGCGGATTTCCGTGAAGCGCGACTTGGCGTTGGCTTCGATGGCCGCATGAGTCCCGCCGATGGTCATGTTGTCGGCGATGCCGCCCATCATTTCCGTGCCGTACAGGAGTCCAGCGTCCTTGTCGAGCGCGCCCGTCAGGTGATTCCAAAAGCCCGCAGCCTTGCTGTCGAACGACGTGCCAGCCTGCGTCGGGAGTCCCTTGGCCGTGATCTTCGTCACTTCCTCGAACGCCTGTTGCTGCTGCTGAATCGCGAGACGATTGAACGCCGTCTTGTCCACGCCAGCCGGCACCTGCGCCTTGGCCGCAACCATCATGCTCGTGACTGAGTCACTGACCGTGCCGTACAGATGGCCGAGGAAGGTCTGGGTCTTGGTGCCCAGCTTCGCCACGTCGAGTCGAGCAGCCTCCTGCCCGGTGGGGTCGATCGCATCCGCCCGAATCCGGCGAAGGTTGTCGCTGTTGACGAACTTGCGCATGCCGTACCCAGCCGCGATCGACTGGAAGCCGGCACCGAGTCCAACGCCCAGGCCCATCCACATTAGGTTCTGGCTCATGTCCTCCGAGTAGAGGAACTCGTTCTGATTCAGGAACGTAGCGGACACAGCCTCGAATCGCGCAGCCTCGCCCGCACCCTTCAGCGCCGCGAACCCAAACGCCTTGTTAGCCGCCTGCCCACGAGTCAGCGTTGCCGCCGTACCCAGCTGCGGGCCGACTGCACCCACGACTCCCTGCCGCACGTTGAATGCAGTGGTCCATGCCTCGGCGCCAGTGACTCCGGACTTTGCCAGCTGCATATCCACAGCGCGCACAGTTGCCATTGACTCAGCGTACTGCCGATCGAGGGTGAACAGCCGTTGCGCGAACGGCGCAGATTTCATCCCCGCAACGAACGGAGCAGCAACAGCAGCAATCTTGCGGCCAGCAATCTCCGCGCCAATGATTCCCATGATTCCCGACGCGACACCGATCCCCTCCTTGTTCTGATTATAGAAATCAGTGAGGCCGGGTTTGTCAATGAGTCGCAACATGGCCGCATTGACCGTGCCTCGCTCGACGCCAGCCGCCCGCGATGCACCAGGAATCGACGAGGCGATAGTGTCAACCAAGTCAACCACGCCAAAGGCAGCGTCGCCCGCCAGAGTCGAGAGCCAGCCACGCTGATTCCCACCCGACGAGCGCGCCGCTGCGTTAATGTCTGCACTCTTGACCTGATTGAACGACTCGAAATCTGCCGAGTCGTCCATGCTCATGTCGCTGTAATCGCCAAAGTCGGGCATGTCTACTTGCTCCAAATGTGGTCAAAGAACCGGGAGATTGCGGTGTCCGTGGACTCGCTGTAAGGCTTCCAATGTCGGGCCGCGACTTGCCGCAGCTTCTCCAACTTGGGGTCCTCGAACTTCCCGGTCGTGATGAAGTCGTCGATTCGGTTGCTGATGCCCTGCCCCACGCCGCCGGAGTTACCCAGCGGTGCACTCGAGTAGGCTGGCTCCACAACCTCCCGGCGAATCGCTGCCATCAACACAGTCTCCTGATGCTGATTCAAATCAGGGATTGCGCCCAGAATCGTGGCCGTGCGGCGCAGCGGATCACCCTTGTACATGGTGGCCTGCTGCCGAGTCGTCTGTTGATCATCAGCCACAATGGCAGACTGCGCTGCATGCAACTGATTCGCATACTGAAACGCCGTTTGCCCGAGCGCACCGCCGCTGATCGAGTCAGCAAGCATTTCGCCCATTCCTGTCCGTCCGACGTTGCGATTGAAGAATCCAACCGCACCCTGATAGGTGTCGCCCTTCATGAACTCGACAAGCGCACTCGACGGACGCACCTTCATACGCTCGGCCGAAGGACTCGAATCCAGCGCCCGCAGGAACTCCGTGTTCTGCAACGCGTTGATCTTGCCCAACGCCTGCTGATACGACTCGGCGTCCATGCCCAGCTTCTGCGCGCCCGCTGCCTTGGTGCCGCCGTTGCCAAAGACTGACTGCGCCTGCTCCGGAGTCCAGCCCAGATTGGCCGCGAACTTCTGAATCCCAGCCTGATCTCCTGCCGCACGCGCAGCACGGAAATCCTCCGGACTCACAGCCCCGAACGGATGGCCTGACTTCATCGCCAGCGCAGGAATGCCGTTGATGAGTTCGTTCATGTTGCCGTTCTGCCAAGCCTTGCCGACTCGGGCAGTCACCGCACTCATGAGCTTGCGCTGCATCGCCTCCTTGGATTCCTTGCCGCCATTGCCCTGCATCATGGCCATGACGTTTTCCTTGCCGCCGTTCTGCGAATACACCGACTCGACAGCACCACGCGCAGCTTGCACAGCCGCAGCCGCAGGACCCGAGAGTCGCATGCCCGGCGGCAGCGAGCCACCCGACACCAGACCGATCAGCCCGCGAGTCGCCTGCTCACCCGTCGGAGGATTGCCCTTCATGAATCCACCGAGCACGACCTGCACGTCTGGGTTGCGAGACATGCCCTGCGCGATCTTGTCGATGACCTCCGACTGCTTCTGTTCGAATCCTTGAAAGGTCTTGAGCGCCTGCGCACGAATCGCTGCCTTGGCTTCCTCGGTCGGCGCGCGATTGATTGCGTCCTGAAACTGGCGACTCGCACCCACCATTGTGCCAACAAACGCCTTGTACTGGTCGGGGACGTTGGCGCCGCTGATCTGCTGAATCCGCGCGGCACCCGAGCGAATGACGTTCGTGTACCCATCCATCGCGCCAGTGTAGGTTTCGCGACTCACATTATCCATCGCGCCACCGGCCAGCAACTGACTGCGCTGCATGTGATTCTGCAACGCGCCGGTCAACTGCCCCTGATCCAGCTGGACTCCCTTCCACACGCCGCCAGCCGCGATGGCCTGATTGACCTCCGTCGGAGACATATGACTCACTAGCCGTGCCGCAGCCTGATCGGCCAGATTCTGCTTCTGGTTAGTCAGTGCCAGTCGTTGCGACTCCAGTGCGTTCTCCTGACCCTCGATCTGATTCTGACGTTCAGTCAATTCCGCGAGGCTGATCTGCACGCCGTTGACCGTAGCGAATCCACCGCGCTTAGCCTCGGCCATGGCGCTGTTGATGTGCCCCATGTCCATCTGAGTCAGCGTGTCATTGCGCTGCAACATCTGGGCTTGGGTCAGCTGGCTACCCGCGCTGACTCCGGCGACTGCATCGCTGAACTGCTGGCGCAGGCCCGACCAGTGCTGATTCATGATCGTCAGGTCTTGGCTGATGTTGTCCATCTCTAAGCTGCTGATCGCGTTGGCGCCTTGGTACTTGCCCTCGACGACTCCGATCAGCGTATTCTGCAACTTGCTCGTGGATTCATACTCCGCGCCGACCGCCTGCAACTCGCTGTCCACCGCACGCTCGACGGCGTCCACGTGACCCTCATCGTAGTTGCGATTGAAGATTCCGAGGAACGCACGCTTGATCGGATTCATATCCTGAATCTCGACACGACGATGCGCAAGCGCAGCCTTCCGCTCGAACAGCGGTTGGACTCGAGCCTTCAGTTCCTCTGTAGCCTCACCGATTCCCGTGAGAATGGTGTCTTTCGTCTCGACGGCCTTGCGGAGGTCAGCTTCGCGCGATTCCTGCAACGAGTCCAACTGTGCAGCCGCATCAGCCGTGGCACTCACGACCTTCTCGCCGTCGGCCATAACAGCCTGATGAGCCTGACCCACCTTTGACTCCATTGCGAACGGGTCCATGTTGCTGCCGGGCTTGACCGTGGGAGCGGGCAGCGCAACCGACGAGGCACCGGGGTCCACACGAGTCATAGCCTTGCCAGCGCCGCTCGGGCCAAATTCCACGTGCATGTGCGGGCCAGTGCCCTGATTCTTGCCATGGCCAGTCTCGGGGCGAATCTTGGCGACCGGGTACCCAGCGCGAGTCAGTGACGCAGCCAGATCGTCGACGTTGCCCTTGTAGCCGCCGATGTCCACAGCACCCGGAGCTTCGCGAGTCCCCGTCGTGTGACGGCTGCGCTTGGCTTGAGTCACACCTCTGGCGACGAGCGCGTCCTGTTCCTCCTGCGAGCGATACGCCGACGTGATGCGACCGTTGCCGCCCAGCGACTCCGCAACGCCAGACAGAAAATCCTTGGCTGCCATCTTACTTCCCCAGATTCGCGCCGGCGCCCATCGTGGAGCCGCTGCTGGTGCCCTTGCTCGTCGACTTGCCGGTGGTGGCAGTCGTGCCGCTCAGAATCGCATCGACCAGCTGTTGCAGAGTCTGCGTGCTGGTCGATGCGGTGTTCTGAGTCCCGGCTTCGCTCGTCGCCGTCGTGCCGGTGTTCGCCGTGGTTGTCGTCCCAGTGGTGCCTTCGGTGCCGGTCTGAGTCGTGATGGCCTGACCACCCTTCAGCGCGGCAAGCATCTGAGCTAGGAATCCTTGGTCTTGCGCCTGCGCTCCGAGACCGATTTGAGCGCGTTGAGCGTCGATGCCGGCAGCCGTCGACTCAGCTTGCGCGCGAACTCCACCGAGGGCGGCGGCTGCATCGTTGGTCGATCGGGCAAGAAGAAGGTCCCCCATGCTGGAGTTGCCGGCACGTGCTCCGACTCGGTCTGCGATTGCTCCGCTCGTGGCATCGAGTGCCGACTGCTGCGTGGCTTTGGCGGCGGTGACTGCGTCTGACACATACGCCCTCGAGTCAAACGACCCCATGCCCGCGACAGCCGGGTTTACTGCGTTGGGATTGCCGAACAGCCCAGACACAAGATCCTCGAGTCCGCCCAGCACCGCATCGCTGAACTGACTCGTCTTGCCGGTGACGTCACTGGTCTTGGTGCCGACCGCAGTCTGCGTGCCAGTCTGATTCGTGGTGCTCGTACCAGTCGACTGGTTGGTCTGACTGGTGTTCTGAGTCCCAGACTGGGTGCTCGACGTGTTGGTCGACTGATTCTGATTCGTGGTTTCGTTCTTGGCCAGAGTCTCCTCGTTGGAGGTCTTACCCTTTTGCTTACTGAACGAAAGATTAAGACCAAAGAGTCCCATGAGAAGATTCCTTTATGCGATTCGCATGATGAAGGCCACCGCGAAATACGGCGGAATGTTGAGGGCTGGCTCGACTGTGGTGGAGTGGGTGTGGACTCCAGCCGCGTTGATCGTCAGTCCATGCGCGTGAGGCTGATCCCCGCCCACGAAGTCGGTCAGCGCCTCCCGAGTCCCTGCGCTACTGCCCGTATCGACCGAGCCAGTCGTCGGGGGATTCGCTGCCTTGGTGCCGTGGTTGAACTGATTCGCCGATGCCTCGTCAGTGACACCCGCGCCATGCTGGTGACTCGGCAGATGGGCTGTCGTCAGCGCCGTGCCGGCCACCGTACCCGTATGCGTGTGACTCCCGCTGTCGGCGATGGTGCTGACGTGCGTGTGACTCACCGCTCCGTCGATCGTGCCCACCTGCGCCAGAGTGCCACCGCGCACGAATCGATTCACGAGGTTGGGAGTTCCGTTGTTGCCGTCGCACAGTGCCCAGCCCGCTGGAATCTCGTCGTCGACCCACATGATGATTCCGCCGATGGGGATCGGGGCTGGCGCAGCTGCAAGGCCACCAATCTTCGCGGCGGGAATCTGACCGTCGTCAAGTTGCAGACTCTTACCGCGTACATCGACGCTGCCAACTTGCGGTCCGGTATGGGTGCCTTTCGACTCACCATAGTGGGTGCCCTCGATGTCGGCGTTGATTCCGCCCTCGGCTTGAAACACCCCCAGAACCTGCACCGATCCAGTGAACTGGCGATCGCCGGGGATGATGTCGTCGAGTCGGATGGTCGGGTCGCCCCCAAAGCCGTCACCATCCACAAGCTCGATTCCATCGCCCATCTTGAGGCTGCGAATCGTGTAGATGCCGGGGGCTGTCCGCGTGACAAACCCCCGGAGGCCGGCCTTAAAGTTGAATCCATCCAGCTCTTCGCTGCGCTTCTGGTAGCGGGCGTCGTTCGTGTCCTTGTTCGGGACTCGCTTGCCTCCAGCGTCCGCGCCATTGAAGACACGGATTTCCTGGTTCGAGTCGTCGACGGCAATCTCACCAAGTGCGCCGACATACTTGTCAATGCTCTCGCGATCACCATGAATGGGGACAGTCGGAATCATCCCAGTTTCCCTGCGTACGTTACGGTGAGGCCAAGGCTGCGGAGTCTGAACGCTTCTCCCACCGTACTGGCCTTGAACTCAATGATATGCCAGACGCCGGATAACGAACAAGAGTAATATCTCATGCCCTTCTGCGCCTCCACCAACTCGGGAGTTTCCTCCTGAAACTGACTCTTGCCGTCCAGAGTCGAGATCACCCGCAGGTTCGAGTTGACGTAGTTGCCCTCATTGGGTCCAAAGAACGGCGACGCGTCCACGGGCGCAAGGCTGAATCCCTGACTCACCTGCGCCACGTCGCCCTCGACGATGCTACCGACTCGCACCTGCAACACTTCGATCAGCTGATCCACGGACTCCTCCAGCCCGAAGGCTCGCGCGCCAACGAGTCCTAGTTGAATGCGCGCATCAAGTCCTGTAACCGCTGGCGGCGAATTCGATCCTCCGGCTGCGGGGAAGTAGCCAGCGAATCCAGTGTACGTTGCAGCTGGAGTCGGATGGGCAACGGCAGACGAGGAGACTGTGTACCCTTCCGAACCTGCCAAGTGATGAGTCGGTTTCTGTACGACAGGATAAAAGCTGTTGAGAACTGCACTGACAGGTAGAGTCTCACGCGACCCAAGCTGATTCCAATACCGGACTCGTCCCGTTCGATCAGCAAACCCATAAAGGTCGTCTGCGCGCGAACCGGAGTCGATGCGGATAGGAAAGATGCCATAGTGTTCTTCATTAAACTGACCCCATTTGTCGACGGATGGATAAAGCACGAAAGCGTACTCGTAGAGCGGGGAGTCGATGCTCAAGCTGACGCTCACGTACAGGCGGCGTTGCAGGTCATCCCATTCGAGTCGGAGGTTCTGGCCGACACGCAGGTTGTAGGATTGAATGAGTTCCATCAAGAACTCGTTGAACAGCGGATTGAAAGGAGTAGGCTCGTCCCCCTTCGTCTGAAACAGCCCGCGCTCGTCGAGGATCAGTGTGGTCTTCGAGTCCATTTTGGCGGTGCAGAAGCTGTTGACCGGCCGCAACTCCGTGTCGATCGACCGGAATTGAAAGACCTCCACGTCGCCGGTGAACTGTGCGCGCATGACCCCACCCCGAGTCCACACCAGCGCGCCACTCTCGTACGGAGTGACCATGATGGGATCGCCTGGGACTCGATCGCCGATCTTAACAAAGCCGGCGCCCCCAAGCCGAGGAATCCAGTCCTTGCCGTTGCTGGTCGCGCTGAAGTAGAATCGGTCCAGATCAATCGCGCAGAGTCGACCATTGGTGACACAGATCGCGAGCGCAGCGGAGGGTACTCCGGGGGTGCGCTCGTAGTCACAGACTCCAGTCAGCGGATTGTAGCCAAGGATTCCGACGGCCGGGTGACAGAAATACTGCCAGCCGTCCAGATACGCTTGAGTCCACCGATAGGGCTGGTTCCCCGTCGGGCCAGACACGAAGATCACTCGCCATGCGCCCGTGACTTCGCTCCACTCCAGAATCGAGTCGGACGTCATCACGAACACACGATCGCCGGTCAGATGCCGAAGCCGGAATCCCTGCACATGCGCGGGTGCACCCAACGGATAGGGCGTCAGGTAGCGATTGCCGAAGTCGCTGCGGGGACCCTTTGAGTCAAACACGTAGTTCTGCCCATTAAGCACGAACAGCTTGTCAGACTGAGTCGGCTCAATGGCAGGTGTCAGACCCTGAAAGTCTCCGGCATTCCAAGCTTGAGTCGGCATGATTTACCTCAAGTAAAGGCGATAGCGGAAGGTGCGTTGGGCGGCTGGAGTCGAGGGTCGCAAAGTAAGTGGCGCGGGGAATGGGCTGCCCAACGCCACGACCAAATCCGGCGATACGGTTTGCCGGATGAAGCAACGAGTCACTGGCGCTCCATAGTCAATGGCCGGAAAAACCACGGGAGCCGATTCTGCATAAGCCTCCCCATTCAGCTCGTCGACCATCCAGCTTGCGATGTCCAGTCCAGCTTGTCCGTTTGGAGTCGATACTTCCATGTCGCTCAACTTCAGTCCCGGAGTGAACACTGCGTTGCAGAGTCCGATCTGGAACTGATAAACAAACGCAGTACTGCGGAATGCCGAAGCGAGAATCGTTCTCGCCCCATGCAGTGTGATGTTGTTAGGGAGGACGAGTCCATCCCCGCGAATGAACTCGCCTCTCATTGACTCACTCCTTACGCGACAGCGCCCTTGGCCGCAAGCAGCCCGCGCACATTGTTGTTGAGGTCGAACGGAACCAGCGGTGCGACTCGATTCGCTGCGAGCAGCAACTCGCCCGCCGGAGTAAAGTTGCCCGCCAGTGCGTTGACGACCAGCGACTCCTTGCTACCACCTTCCGTCGTGCGTACCGCGTTGGACGGGAATCCGCCGCCGATCCAGACGTGATTGTCTGCCACGACCATGTCCGTGTCGGGAGCATTGTCGAACGCAATGGATCGAACCACACTGTTGCGAGTCGAGTTTCGGGCAGTGAAGTTGACTCCGGTGCGATAACGAACTTGCTGATCCAACTCGGTGATGTGCCAGATATGCACGTTGGCGCAATTCGACCCGATCTGCGACAGCCCCGCGCTGAGTCCGCCACAGTCCACGGCGTAGTTGACGATATAGACGTCGTTGAAAATGCCGCCGGTGGCATTGGCCATAAACAGCCCCTGCGCAGCTCGAATCAGCCATGCACGAATGTTCGCATACACCGAGCCGTTTGGCGGCTGCTGAATCAAATCGCCGTGCATGTCGTTTGCGGTAACCAGCTGCACAACGACGTTCTTGACACTGACCGGATTCGTCACCGCGCCGTACGAGACGGTACCGGGAGCTGTGAGTCGCGTAGCATCCCAGAACGCATGATCCGCCGACGTGGCAGCCGTGAATCCCAGGCCCAACGCGTTGATCTCATCCACCACAGCCGCGACAGTCTTGCCGACAGACAGTGTGATCGTTGCGACCACAGTTCCGTCAGTCCGCAATGGCAGAGTGCTCGCGACTCCGTTAGCCCCAATCTTCGTATACGTGGCAGTGGCGGCTGCACCCGCATACGTCAGAGTCATCGCAGCCCGCTCGGTCCGATAGAACGTCGGGTCTTGATCGTACGCAATTAATCCGTAGATCGAATACGAATATTGAGTCATGTCGCCAGCGATGTTATAAACTTCGCTGTTACGGATGTTGATCGGCCCCGTGAGTCCGAACGGTGCGTCACTCATCTTGCATTCTGTCACCCAGCCGGAGTTCAGCGTGGTAGCCGCAGTGTTGGCAATGAGTGACTTCTCGGCGTATTGATTCGCGCCGTTGTAGTCGCGCCCGTAGCTGGTGATTCGCACGCCATCGAGCCAACTCGCACGATCGTTGGTGTCCCGATACAGCGTGTCGCCCAAATAGCTGGCCAGATCAATCGACAGTCGCGGACCTTGCAGCCGAATCGGTCCCGCACTCGGCCGCATCGACGCAGGAGTCCCCGTACGGCTGAACCGGGCAGTGACTCCCGGCCCGCAACGAATCTTGAAGAAACCGCGCGCGCCAGTTGGCTTGAAGTTGACGACTCGATCGAAGTCGTAGTCGCCATTCTCCATCAAGAGGAACTCCGAGTTCCACCGGCTGTTGGTGAAGCCCGCGTTCGTCAAAGCGGCGGTCAGCGTGCGGTACTCGCGAGTCGCTGCGTTGTCAGCACCCAGACTCGGCTTGATGTAGTACGTAAACGGATGCTGGACAGTCGCGCGTTCGTACGTAAATCCGCTGAGAATCGTGGTATCGTAGTTGGCCGTGTCATTGGGCACGCACTTGAACGAGAACGAGGCGATTCCGTTCATGGGCCAATCGGCATGGTTCAGCGTGAACCAGTAGGCCCAGACGGTCTGAGTCGAGCCATCCAGATTGCTGATGTAGTCGCGCCGACGCAGAGCGAGCGGGAACTCGCGACCTTCGCAGATCACGGACATGGTGCCGCCGCCCTCGACGAAACACTGCACGCCGACATTGAGTCCTTCTGGGCCAAAGATCTGATTTGGTGGCTCGACCAAGCGCATGGCAGCACGGCGACCGGCCACCGACGAGTCAACGGGCGAGGCGCCACTGCTGTCAGCCGTGCCAGTCCAAAGAACGCCCGGAGTCACATTGACCGTCGGCGGAATGGGCGGCGCAGTGCTGACAAGCAGACTCAAAGCCAGCGCCTCGATGCGCAGCTGAATCGCCGCACCCGGAGTCAGCCCATCCAGATACGCCGATGGGATGAGTCCGCCGAACAGGTCGACTTTGGGCAGCAAGTCCCGGAAGGCATCGACCTTCTCTTTGTTTGTCACAAACTGCGAATAGTCGATGATGGGCAATGCCCCCAGAATCGAGCCCATATTAGTCTTCCTTCGAGTCGGTGGAACCGGAGTTGTCCTTGACGTGTACGCCGAGGATCACGAACGCAATGCGGAGTCCCTTGAGGAACCCGGTTGCGTCATCGGGAATCAGCTTGGCTGCGCGATTTGCCATCATGATGACCAGCGGCACGAGAATCGCGGCGGTCACAGGCGGCACACTCAGCGTTTTAGCGAGGGCTAGAATCGTTTCGGTAAGCGGGTCCATTGGGAGTCTCCTTTCAAATATCGTGCCGATGCGGGCGTACTCACGCCAGAGTTATGTACTAGAAGCTGGGAGTCCAGGCCCAGTTGATCGCATTATACGCTGCCAGCTTGGCTGCCGGAGTCGTTGCTGCGCGAATCTTCTGCTTGCCCACCACCGCGATTCGCCCGAAGATTCTATTGTGCCGCTCGTTCTCGTTGATGGCCGCGATGTAAGTGGCAAAAACCTGCTGAATCGTCTTCCCAGACAATTCTGCCTCCATGCTAGCGATGGGCCAACGAGTCTGACGCACCGCAGCAGCCAGAGTTCCGAGTACGTTGGGCAGCAGACTCTGGTAGTCCTTCACTTCCACCTGAATCTGCACATACTCCAGCGACAGGCTAGTCCCCCGAGTCAGATATTGCATCTGCTGCTGATTGCGAATTTGGTCCACTCTGTCGAGCAGACTCATCTCCATATCCTCCATGATAACTATCGCGGTGGTCAGAGTCTCAGGAGTCTGCGGGATCAGCGTAGCCGAGCCACCCGGAGGCGTGTTGCGGTCAGCCGCTCCTTGGGAGTCGGCAAACAGCTTCTGAGTCGGCTGACCCTGCGCGTTCTTGATCTGATACCAAGGCATTATCGCTTGAGTCCTAGAGTGAAAAGCTGCATGGAAACGATGTTGGTCGAGGGAGCCGCGCCGTTGCCGGTGTACTGATGCTTAACCATGAATCTGTATGTGACTCCCAGCTGCACACCCGGCGTGTCGAGAAAGAATCCCGATCCTGTGTTGGTGCCCGGTGTCGCCAGCACGGTGACACCGCCGTCAGCATTGACTCGTTGCAACTGAATCGACAATGGCGGCGGCCCTCCATTTGGATTCGTTGGCTGCACCAAGAAGTAATTGTAGTCGATTCGCATCGTGCCGGTGGTGTCGGCTTGATACTGCACGCACAGGTACTTCTCGCCCGAGTCGTTAGCGGCGATAGTGAAGTTGTCAGCCCGCGCACCCATTGCATTGGTGACCGAGTTAGCCGCCAGCTGCAACGTGTTAACCGTACCCGTGACAAGCAGGTTGCCGTAGATTCGGACATTGCCAGTGATGTCGAATCCAGTATAACCGCCCGGCACGCCCGCACTGGCCCGCAACTCGATCGACGCTCGATTCGGCCCTGCGGATGCAACGATTCCCCAGTAGACTTGCAGCTTGCCATCCTGCGAAGCAGAGATTGTGCGATTCTCCTCAAGGATTGCGTTACTCTGATTGCGATAGTTGAGCGCGTCACCTGAATAGCCCGCCGCCAACACTTTCGACTCGTTGGCGGACACCTTGGAGGCATCAGCCGATACTGCGCTATTGTTGGCATTGGTCGCGAATCCGCCCGCTTGGTTTCTGTATCCCTGTGACTCGTCACGATATTGCGCGGACAGAATCTTGGATTCGTTAGCCGAAGCTTTGGAGGCATCAGCCGAAGTTGCACTGTTGAACGCGGAGGTTGCTTGTGCGGAGGCTCCATCTCGGTAGCCCATCGACTCGTCTCTGTACCCGCGGCTGGTGTTTGCGTAGACCTCCGAGTTATACGCACTCACACCAGCAGCGGTAGCCCGAGTGTCCGACTGACTCGCAGACACGGCTGCATCCCCTGCGCGCGCAGCCGAGCGATCCGCCTCCGTACGCGACGTATTGGCGTAGCCTTGCGAGTCGCTGGCAAACGCACTAGCCTGATTCCGGCTGGTAAGCGCAGCTTCAGCAGACACTCGGGCACGTTCTGACTCGGTGACATTCTCCAAGTCCATCAGTCGTGCAACCGTACCGCCTCGATTTACCGGGTAGTTTAGCACAATCGCCGGACGCGCAATAACAGCGACTCCGATGTCGGGAACCGTGAACACGAACGTGAAAGTCTGCCACGCGGAAGTCAGAGCCGCAGAAGTTTCTTGTAGAGTCACATACTCCCCCAGCGGCTCACCTACTTTATAGTAAGTGACTCGCATGGCAGCTTGGTAGCCGTCGTTCACATCCGCCTTAGCTTGCATCGTGAACTTGAGTTTGTCGCCCACCTTCACAGGTTGCTTGGCGATGCGCTCAACGAATCCATAGCCGTTGCTAAGCGTGTTGCGCACGACTCGATTTGCGCCATCCTGCACGTAAGTAGCCTGCACCGGGGGACCTGCGTTAGGCGCACCTTGCCCGCCGAAATACTTAGGCTCCTGCTCGAAGTTGGTTGCGAGTCCGTTTCCTCCAACAGCCGCTTCGGCGCGCAATGCACTCGACTCAGAAGCCTGCGCCGCGGTACCGGCATCCGTGGCGCTGACACTTGCCTGCCGAGCCGACTCAACACTGGCAATGGCCGCTACACTGGCGTCATTGCTCGACAGCTGTGCCTCGTTGCGCGCACTGCTGGCCGATTCCGAATAGAAGCCCGCCTCATCCCGCCACACGCGAGCAGATCGTTCCAATTCATTGGTGGCGTTGAGGCTGATGATCGTCGACTCGCTGGCTCCAATCGCGCGTCCAGCCGCACTGTTCGCCAGATTCGCAAACTGCGCCATGGCGTTGAGTCGTTGCGTCTCGACCACACTGGCCCCGTCAGCCGTGATGCTCGCAACCTGCCGGAACAGGATGCTGACTGCCCGCCGCGAGTCCCGGTCGATCTGCTCCAGCTTCTTCTCGAACTGATACAGATAGTCCGTGGGCGTGTCGATGATCGTGACGTCACCCGGCCGACTCGCCTGTGCAGCCGCGCCCGATCCCTTGCAGTCGATGAACAAAGCACCGATCGCAATGGAGTCCGCAGACGCGTAGACCTGCCCGACAGGACGTGCCGCACCGAGCACGAGTCCAACGGTCGACCAGCTAAGGTAGTCGCCGGCCGCAGCCTTCAAAGGAATCGGCGCTAGATTCACTCCCGACTGCACGATCCAGCCGAACTGACCGGCCTGTGCGTCAGCCGCAGGGAATCCACGGGGCACACCGTCGATCGACCGCAGCGAATCCCGCGTCACGGTCCAATCAAATCGAGCCATGTTGGGCGCATACCCGACCGGCTGGGCCGCCGTTACGGAGTCCTGATACCGCACGTACGTGGCCGTGAAGATTCCGTACGTCTCATGATAGAACGTTCCGGTCGCCCCGAGGGTGTAGCGTGGCGTGGAGTCAACAGCCTGCATCACATCAACCGACAGGGTGCTCCCGCCCAGCTGAGTCCGCAGGCTGTCTTTGCGCGTGTCCACCAGCATCTGACGCAAAAATTCGTACAGGTCCGGAGACACTGCACGAATCGAGTCCGGCACCGTTGCTGTGAATGGAACGAGTTCCGTTGCCACCTTTATTTCCCCAATAGCTTGTCCAGCGTGTTCTTGTGCTTATCCGGCAGCTTGGCATCCGACTCGCGTGCCGCGGTGAAGTGCTCGATGATCTGAATCACCAAGTCCTGATACCGCTTGCGCTCGACTTGCAGGTAGCGCATCGTGAGAATCCACGCTACCCACCCGAGGCCCAAGACTCCATACTCCGCAACCACCTTGAGGATCGCGGCAACAGTGACTCCATCCATGTCATGCGTATCCCCCTAGATCAGCCGATTCGTTCGACAGGAGTCCTTGCCGCAGCGACGAGAAGAGGCTGTAGCAGGTCTTGGCACGAGTGTCGTCACTGATTCGTTTGTAAATCTTTGCCCGGAGTCCCTCGCTGATCACGTCAACCCAGCGCATGAGCAGCCAGTTGGTGACCATTTCGCGTGCGTACGTCCGCAGTTCGTTGGTCGAGTCAAAGGCCACGTTGTAAACCCAGCCCAACTCGGGATCGTATTCTGCGGGGCGTATCCCCGGTGCGTGGTAAGCGAGTCGGCGCGGATACAGATAGTACCCGATCGCAATCTGGGACTGCGCGCCGCCGAATCCGCTGAAATGATAGAAGTTGCCGGCCCGATAGTAGTAATAGTCCTTGGTCGCCAGCGCCCGACTCGGAATCACTTCCGGCGGATACACGCCACTTGCCAGAAACTGCACCACCTGCATCGCCTGCCAGCGAGTCATGTCAGGAATCTCGTAGGTGAATCCTGACGCGCTGGTTGCCGTGAGGAGTTCCTCTGTGAAGTTGGCCCGATACATGATGCCGTTGTTGCGCTGCGGGTCCGCGTGCACTTCGCGAATCGTCTGGTTCAGATACGTGATGATCTCCCGGCGCATGTCGGGCCGACGAGTCTCAAGAACCATGTCGTCGACAAGCTGGGAGAAGGTGGTCATATCTGAATCCTAAAATCAAAAAAAGACCCGGCTGGCAGAATCAACGCCAGCCGGGTCCCGCATTGCCGCCGAGATTAGAGCTGCTTGTCGCGGTTCATCGACTCGAGCGGCTGGCTGCCGAACTTCGGAACCTGGAGTCGCAGAGCCTCCATCGCGGCCCGGCCGGCACCCGAGTCGATCTGCTTGGTGGCAGCGGCACGCTGTTCGACGATCGCATCCACGGCGCCGAGGTCGATCTTCTTGATCTGCATCCGATCGGCCGGCGGTAGCTTGTTGATGAACGATTCGAAGTCCGCGACCTCGTCCGCCTCGAGAGTCAGCTGGCCGTTCTCGAACGAATAGCGACCGATCGAGAAGTTCTGAATCGGATGGCTCGAGAAGATCACCTGGCCGGCAGGCCGATCCACGTCCGTCACGTTGCCGGCGACCGCCTGATTCGCGAACTCAGTCACCACGTTCTGGCCCTGATCGTCACGCTGCTGTTGCGCGCGTTCGGCGTCGAAGCCCAGCGACTCGGACGAACGATCCGGAGCCACGAACGACTGCTGATTCTCGCCGTCGATCTTCTCCACGCGCTGCTCGTCCCGAACCTCGCCGAACTTGATTCCGCCCGACGTGGGTGCGGCCTGGCCGTTTGAGTCATTGTCGAGGGTCGTCTGCGCGCCGGCATCCTTGGTCAGATCGGCCTCGGCCTGACTCAGCTGTGCGAAGCCGTCCGACTTGGTTGCGGGATCGACGATGCCGCCAGCCTTGGCCGAGTCAGCCGTGGCCTTGGGGTCCTCGTTGCCCTGACCGTTGCTGGTCTGGTTGTCCGACTCCGTGCCGCGATTGGCGAGGGCCGGCTCGTTCGCATCGACCTTGGCGGCCGGCGAATCGTTGGGTTGCGTACCGATCTTCATATTCAATGCCCTTCAAAAACGATGGGAGAAGTCTACGCCCCCATCAGGCGATTCAGCGGAGAGGCTGAAACTCTTATGCCGGCGACTTGACGGCGGTGCTGACGTTGCGGAGAATCCCCATCGTGGCCGCGGCGCCAACTTCGGTGCCGAACTCCGTGGTGATCGCGCCCTCGTCGGCGTCCTTGCCGTTGACTCGCTTGCCGCTGGCATCGTGATCGTCGTGGAACGTGTCACGCAGCACGCGCTTCGCGATTCCGCCCGGATGCAGACCGTACAGCTGCTTCTGCCAGAACGGCGACTCGTTCATCAGCGGATGCGTCATCAGCTTCAGAGTGCCGAACGGAGTCATGACCGTCCAGACGCTGATGCCGACCTTCGATTCGCCAGCGCTGATGTTGTAGGTCGAGTCGAGCTGGACGCAACGGTTGATGACCGCCACGACCTGATCGCCGCCGATTGCGATTCGCTCGTTCGGCTGACCCTTGACCTGCTTCTGGAACAGCTTCCGGACCCAGTCGTTGAAGTCGACGAGAGACAACTGGCCGGGGACTCCGCCCGATGCAGCCGACACGACCGTGCCGCCGTACTGCTCGATCTGAGTCACGATGCCGTCCTGCATGCGGAACTGCTTGCCGTTCAGAGTCCCGATGTGCTTGCGACCCCAAAGCATGGACTTCTCCATGTCCTCGGCGTGATACATCGCGCAGTCGGCCTTGTTCTTCGCCATCTTGTCACCAGTGGTGAACTTGATAGCCTTGGCGGTGCCCGAAATCGCCCAGCCGTTCCGGAAAATCTGGGTGTAGTTCGAGCGCGGATGACCCTGTTGAGTCACAGCCACCGGCAGTCCAGAGGCTTCCTCGCGCGCGTTGCCGATGTTGTACACGAACATCGTGTTGTTGACGGACGTGATCGTCGAACCCGACATGCCGCGAATCACGGTCAGGCTGTTGCCCGACGTGCCGGTGACGAGAACGACTTCGCCCGTTTCCTCGACGAGAAGAATCGTGCCCGGAACGTACGTCGAGCCGTCCGCAACGACCAGAGTCGTCGAGGTGCCGCCGGACGAAATCGCCGACCGACCCGAAATGTGCGAGTCCTCGTACCAGTTGAACACGGTGTCGGCCGCGCCCTTCTTGCTCATGCCCGACGACAGGGCGAGCATGAGCGCCGTGCCGGTGGGATAGAGTCGGAGGATCGCCGACGAGAAGTCGCCTGCGCGCTCGCCGATGATTCCCTGATTCGAAGTGAAGATGCCCTGAACTGCCATGACTTGCCTTTCTTATCTGCTGGTCAACTCGTCCAGCCAGTTGGTGGTGCTCGGAATCAACGCCGTGGTATCCGACGAAGTGCGTGGCGCAAGGCCGATGTCGTTTCCGGTCGTTTCCGCCATCAACTTCATCATATCCTTGGTATACTGAATCGCCTTGGGACGATCGCCCTTGGTATTCTGCATCGCCTTGTTAAAGATGTTGTCCACGATCGGACGAACCGCAGGATTCGATGCCGACGGAATGGCGGCCAGCAGATCGGCGGAGTTGTCACGACTCTGGAGAGTGCCGTTCAACTTCGCCTCGAACTCAGCGCGCATCTCCGTCTGGAGTCGCTGCATCAGCGGAATGGCCATGCGCAGCGCCTGCTCGGTGGCGCGCTGACCCAGCTGATTCACACCTTTGTGAAACTGCTCCGTCTTGCCTTCGCCCAACTCCGCAAACGCCGACTCGGGAAAGAACTCCTTGAAGTCCATCGCCGCGATCTGATCGCCCAGACTCGGCTGCTGTTGCTCCTGCTGGCCCGAGGGAGTGCCCGAACCGGTAGACTCCCCGGAGGGCGTTCCAGACTCCCCCTCGGGTTCCTGCCAGAATTTGGCATAGTCGTAGGTTTGTCCATTGTTATCTCCGGTGCCCGACTCACTCGAACCACCCCCCGGATTACCTTGACCGTTATTTCCCTCGCCGGCGGACTCGTGGCCCTCGGGATCACGCATGGGATGGCCATGCTTGCCCAGTCGAATCGACGGACGGAAGCCAGTGGCCGAGGCGAGCAGCTGATACTTACGCATTTTGGAGTAACCTTTCACATTGGATGCAGAATTGGCGGAAGGATTCGAGGCGCTGACTCGTGCGCCGATACTCTCGGACCTGCGCTTGCAGGATTTCATCGGGGGATTCGGCGTCATCCAGTAGCAACTTCTCCTTTTCGATGTCTAGCTGGGCTTCAATGAGTCCAGAATGGCCAATGGTAGCGAGGGCTTGGAGGAGAACTTTCCGGAACTCCTCGTCTGCCCCCACCTTATTGAGCGCCTGCGAGTCGATCACACGACAGGCTCTGGAGCGGCGACCGGCGGCGCCTCATCACCCGGCAGCGGACCCGGCGGTGGGCCGTTGTCGCCGATTCCTGCGGGCGCGGGGGGTTGCGCGGCGAACTGAGTCATGTCGATGTCGATGTCGAGCATGCTGGTCCAGTAGTCGATCATCTTCATCAGATCGACCTGCTGCGCGGTGAGCGGGTTCTGAATCATCGCGAAGATAATCGTCTGCAACTGCCCGGCCGCGGCCTGACGGTCGATCGCCTTGAGTCCCTGCCCGATGATGAACGGCAAGTCCGTCGAGCGCAACTCCTGCAAGTCCACCCGAATCGGCTTGCCATAGAAGTCAGAAACCGACTCGCCATCCTTCTGGAACTGCAAGATGTTGTAGTACAGCGCGAATCGCAGCGGCCGGAACAGCATCTCGTCGAGGAGTCGAGCTCCCTTCTGCATGCGACGGTTGGCGCCCTGCTGAACGGCGGCGACCTGCGAGTCGATGGCACGATCAATGCCGGCGATCTGGCTGGGCATGCTGGTCGTCGGAAAGAACTGGCCGATGATGGCCATAACCGACTCAAGATCCTGCATGGTCTGCTTGGTATCGAGCGTGCCCGAACGCTCCCAGATCGCGTCGCTGATATTCCTACCCGTACCCAGCGGCTTGGCTGCGATTCGGGCAGACACCTCCCCTTCTGGAATCTGGCTGAGGTCCACGACATTGGAATCATAGATGGTCAGGCCCCAGATGTTCCTGCGAGTCGCACGCACGTGGGTGTTGAGCAGAAAGCTGGCGAAGTCCTGCAACGGCTGAATGATTTCCGCCACCGACTTTTGACTCGTCGACATGGCATCGTCATGCAGCATGCCAATCACCATCGGAAGGAACCCATGCATGTTGTTCATGTGGGTTGCGTCAATGATTCGCTCGCCGTTGCACAGCGTGATGCGCCAAATCTCGTACTGATTGCGACTCTGGTTGCCCTTGGTTACAGGAATCAGATTATGCTCAACCGGATTTAGCTTCACGTAGATAGTCGTGATCTCGAATCCGTTGTTGGTGGAGTAGCCCGACGCTTCGGACATCCATGCCACCCAGTCCGTCGAGTTATCGACGCCGGTCGAGTCGCTTTTCCGCATCATCGCCTCGGCGGGCGGATGCCGATAGTACGTGGCACTGCCGACTCCAGCGTTTGCCTTGAGCAAGTCCTCACAGTTGAAGTACAGGCCCTCGGCGGCGCGCTTCTGAAGCCAGAAGTGACTCTTGAGTGCAGTCGTGGCGCACCATTCGCCCTCCCGATACACTTCAGTGGGACTCACCGAGGGATCATGGAAGGTGTTATACATGTCGAGCGACTCGACGCGGTTGCCCTCCCACAGCTTGGCGGTGGTCAGGACATCCTGATTCTGCGCATCCTTGCTGAGTCGAGGGCCGGTGTCCGTGGACCAGTTGAATGTGAATCCGCCCTGATTGTACTTCAGAATGCTGAAGATCGTACGCAGAATATGCGGATAGTAGCCGGCGTAGATCGCGTGATTGTTCATCAGAGTCACGATGGTCTGCGCGACCCCCGACTCCTCGGGCTTGCCCTGCTGGTAGAACATGCCACGATTCGGCGCAAATGTCTGCGCGAAGTACGTCATCATGTCGTCAAGCTGCACGAAGTTCAGCGGCAGGTTGACCGTGAGTGCCTGCGGCGTGCCCGTTGAGTCCTGCTTGGCCTGACGCTTCTTATCTTCCGGGTCCAGCTTCATCCAGCCGGCGACGCTCTTGTCGATGCTGGCCATGCGGCCGATTCGCGCGTCACGTTCTGCCTTGCCCTGAGCGAGTCGAGGCTTCAGATAGTCCAGCAGCTTGTTGTGCGTATCGTCGTTGCGCAGCGGATGCCGTGCGTGGACCTGCGGTTTGGGCAAATTTATGTCTGCCGTCGGAATCGAACCATTATACATCTGCGACCGCCGTTCCATGTTGAGAGGTTGAGTCCGTGTAGTGACTGCCGTTGAAGGTTTCGATGATCAGCGCCTCGAACTGTGCCAGCATCTGCGGGCCATACGCGCACGAGTCGATCAAATCGTCCTTATTGTTCTTGGTCTTGGTGTTGTAGTTGAGAAGCTGACTCGTGATTTCCATGTCGTACTCGGGAATCGCGTACTCCTTCTTGGTCATCATGCTCACCCATGCGCGGATTCGCCCGATCTTGGGGTCACCCTTGCCGGCCATGAGCGGGATCATCTGGACTCGTCCGGCCAGCAGCTTGCTTGCCAGCAGCACGTTGAACAGTGTGATCAAAACCTTCTGGGCCGCGATAGCCTCGATTCCCCACGTCCATGCATTCCACTTGTAAGCGAGTCGGAGCATGTGCTCGAACAACTCTACTTCCGAGTGGCGTGCATGCACATACTCCACGACCATAGGAGGGCCATCCTCCTGAATCACATGGACGCAGATTGCTGACATGTCGTTGGTGGTTTCGAGTCCGAACGCCGGGTCTAGCGTAAGAAACGCACCACGAATGTTATTGCCGCCAGGAGTCGGAACAATATCGTAATGGAGATTCTCCTCGGTGAAGCCATTCTCGCCATGGCCCGGCATGTTCATCATTTCGCAGAGCCAAGTCTCAATGAGTCCGAGGTCCTTGTACTCCTTGAAGTCGGCGCGAAGTTCTTCCACTGGCCAGCGTTCCGGCCACAGTGGCTGCATCTCGCCCGACTCACTGTCCACGACGAGCGCACCGAACACCACGGGATTCCACCGAGGCATGGCGCTGAGTCGGGCCAGCAAACTCGTCTTCTGTAGCATGTTGCCCAGCCAGATGATCTTCTTCTTGCGAGCGAGTGCTTTCAGATACGGGCCGAACATCCACTTGTCCAGCTTCTTCTGCTGCGTCTCCGAGTCAGTGTTGTCGTTGTCCTCCACGTCGTCGATGACCGTGATGTCTGGGCGTTGGTTGTCGATGTTGATTCCGCGCATCTGCTGGCCTGCACCCACGCTGCGCAGAATGCACTTCTTCAGCTTGCCACCGCCCATGTTCAACTCGAATATCCACAGACCTTCCGACTCAGTCTCCTTGAGCATCTTGATCGGCCCATAGACCTGCTCGAAGTTTGGACTCCGCATGTACTGGATAATATCCCGGCAGGCGTTCTTTGCGATCGGACTCGTGTTCGACAGATACGCGCAGAATCGGTGATGCGTGAACAACCAGTACCACACCACGCACAGCTTGGCCAGAGTCGTCTTGGCGTGGTCCCGAGGGATCGCCAGCAGGACTCGTTCCATAGCCGTTGACGTCAGGAGTCCCCAGATCTCCTTGTGAAACTGCGGAACCTCCGAGGTCAACTCCGTCGCGAGGAAGAACTCGATGAAGAACTCCGAGTCAAGCTTCAGAAGCTGTTTGATTTCCCCAACCGCAGCTGTGGCTTCGCTCGACTCCGGCCCCGAATCACTGTCGTGGGTGTCGAACTCGTCAGTCACTGGCGGGAGTCCTTTGGGTGGTGGGGTTGGGGTGATTGGGTACGGTTTGCGCCTACGGCGAACGACTCACTTGGTGTAGTCAAGATCATCCAAGCTGAAGTCCGCGTCCCGAGTCTGGTACGTCATGTTCTCCGCGATCCGCGGTTTGGTCCTGACTCCCAGGAGGTCGTTGATGTCCTCGAACTTGGGATTCACCGCCGAGCCATCGAGCACGCTGATCTGCCGAGTCTCCTCCGTCACGCGATCCCCGGACCGTCCGAGTCGTTCGACGATGCGGCTGGTGAGAGTCAGCGCCACACGCTTGCCACCGGCCGTGGGGTCCAGAACCTTGCCCGCCATCGGGTTACTCCTTCGCTGTGCCTTGTTAGCAATGGCCGCGATTCGCAGCAGTGTGTCAGTGTCATTCTCGAACGGGACTCGCTTGGCCAGCTTGGCTACAGCCTGCTGCTCGACGGTGTCCCATGAGAAGTCCGACTCGACATGACTTCGGGCATACTCACTTGCCAGCAGCAGGCGCACGTCCCGGTAGCTTTGAGTCGTCATCACCTCCTGCACTTCGGTCACATCGACTCCGAGCAGTTCAGCGATTCCCGGCGCGTCCATACCGACGATGCTGTTCTTGGCAATGACGACCTCCAACTCGGAGACGGTCGAGCCAATCTGCTGACTCAACTGGTCAGCTGTCATCACCATAATCGACATTGCGCGATCCAATCGTTGCGTCAGACTTTAGAGTCGGGGTGCTTTACGCTTACGTCAAGGGTTAACTCGCGGGGCGGCCGAGTCAAAGCCCATCGCACGGTCCAGCACAGCACCCACACCACCAATCCCAGCACTCCGATTCCGAAACCAGTCATGGCACTCTCCGTTTCGGCTTGTGGCCTGTGTGAGTCAAACTAAGCTTTTTCAGATTTTTGTTACGCACCCGGTGAGCCATATTAACAGGATTCGCCGAGACTCGAATGGGGGGACTACCCCCCGGCCTCTTGAAATGAGGCAATGCGAAGCGAGCGAGTCGATAGGCAAGCAACGCGCGCAGGTACAGCTGAGTCAACAACACATCTCCACGCAGGCGAGCGACCAGCGAGTCCACTTGCGGGGCGCGTGCATCAAGGTGTGATGTTGAGTCAGTGTAGTTTATCGTGCCATATACACAATATATATCGCGGCAGCGATTCACTTTGCCGGAGCGAAGCGCAGGCTCCGGCGGGTGATGATATAACATGACATGAGGAGTCGAAAAGAAAGGGGCTGGATTGTGAGTCCAGCCCCCCGAATTGTTACGCGGTGGCGGTAGTCGCTGCCGGTTCCGCGGTCGGCTCGGTGGCGGCGGGAGTCTCGACCTCGAAGGCCAAGTCGTCCAGATCGAAGTCGTCGGACTCCTCGTTGGTTGCGACCGTCAGTTCCTTGGCGTCGCGAGTCTCCAGCCACTTGGCGAAGATGGCGGGGTCGAGTCCCTGCTTCTTGGCTTCGCGCTCGCCAAGCTGGAGGGCCATGACGAACAGCGAAGGCTTGTCGTCGCGGTCTTCCAACTGCGGGTAGTATTCGAGGGCGTATGCCTTGGACTCGAACGCCTTCTTGAGTTCGTTCTTGGTGAGGCGCGCCTTGGCCCAGTTCGGGGACTTCGCTGCGACCGACGCAATGATGCCCTTGAACATGGTGTTGAACGTTTCCATGATCCCGCCGGACGACTCGCGGCTGCTGCTGATGTAGTCCGCCAGCGTCAGGGGCATTTGGTCCTGAACCGACTCGGGATCATCGGCGTTACGCAGGGCGCGCACGGCGACGTGGTTCAGTTCCTTGTCGATGATTCGTTCGGCCCACTTGCGAGCGTTCTCGTCGGCAAGAATCATGTCGAACGAGGGGGCGGGCGTGACCACGATTGCCTTGACGGTCGAGGGCTGGCCCTTGACGCCACGATTCGCGAGCACGGCGACCATCGCGCGCATTCCGGGGCCGTAGACGGCAGGGTCGAGAGTCGGGGTGGCGTCGTCACCCTCGCCGACCATCGTCAGGCCGTTGATAATCTGCGGGTGATTGGCGAAGTCGGAAAGCGTTTCGCCCGACTGATTCAGATAGGCCAGAGTGTCGTCGATCGAATCGAACATACGGCGCGAGTCCATGTTCTCGATGACAGTCTTCGGCTTGGCAACCTTGGCGGGAGTCGCGGCGGGCTGGCTGGCCACTTCGGCTGCGGCGGTCGCCATGCTGCACGTGGAAGCGAGGGCGAGTCCGTGAATGGAAGTACGCATGAGTCAATATCCTCTTGGGTGTAGGCTTGCTGCCTGTCATGACACTCGCATAGGGGCGGGGGAGTGTCAATCCCGCATGTCGAGCCTAGTTGCGCAAAAGATTGTGCAGCTTGGCCTTCAATTCGTTTGCGTAGTCCTGCGCACGGGCTGGCGAGTGATCGCTATTGCCATGAGCGATTGCTTTGCAAAGGAGGCGATTCAATTCGGAACGCATGTCAGGTGTAATACGCATGGGATGAGTCCTGCTAGTGGAGTCGAAAGCCAATTGGGTGGTTTCTAGCCAGTCCGTCAGCGTCTCGATGATTGAATAATGCATGAGGGAGTCGTTTGGTTCAAGTGCAAAGATTGCAATCGTGAGTCTGGGGGCTGGAGTCGTCTCGCGGGCGCGCGTGGGTACGTGTGGGCGTGACGTGCGGGCGCGAATCAGAGGCTGTGAGCCAACGGCAGTGGAGTGAGCGCGGCTAGGGTACATCATGCGCCTTCGGCGGACTGTCGGTCTGGCAGGATGCAGCGAGCCGAACGCGACCAAGGGCGAATGAGTCGCAATAGCAGTCGAATCGTATACGATGTGATGATATATTGTGTCATGAGTCTGGCGAGTCGTTTGCATCCCAGACTGTCGGTTTCGCAGATTGCAGATTTGGGTTTGTAACAAACGAGTCGGTTTTGCAGATTGAGTCAAATGACATTCTAGTTTACAATCTAGTCGGCGAGTCTAGTTTCTAGCGACGACGAACGACCAATCCGCCCAATCCCTCTCCAGCCCTGTGTCATCCCATCTGACTCATTACACGTCCGTTGAGTCCTGCTAGGTTCATGAGTCCCCAACCTGACTCCCTCATTTTTAACTACTGAATTTTTTGACGGAGGGGGTAAGAGCTCTCCCAAGAGAACGAATCAGGGGGCAATGAGTCACAAGCGAGTGTAATTGCGCAATCCGGACTAACCCCCGGTAAGTGGGGAGGATGACTGATCGCCGTTGTTCGTCACTAGAAACTAGGTATTACACTAGATTACATTCTAGGTTTGTGCGATAAAGATGGCCCGCCGGAGGCGCAAAGCAAAGGATCACATGCAGCAATGCTATGACTCCTCGTGGCTCACAGTGGTCAAGTGCAATGCAATCCGGACTCATCCAAACTGGAGAATGAGTGATGCGAATGACGACGACGTATTGGTATGGGATTCGGCATGTGGGGGACTCGCAATCCGAGCCAATCGTGGACCAAGGGATGCCCGCCGACATGGTTAAGCGATTGCTTGGAGTCATGATCGAAGTGAGCCTCGCCACAAGGATTGAGTTTGTACTTGCCCGCACGGAAGATGAGGTTCGCAATCGACTCGCAGATGCACGCGGCAAGCAGCCCAGCAACGTAGGTGACATGCGCGCGAGTCTCGAAGCTGAACTCGATGACATGTGGAAGGACTTTGAATAATGGATATCAAGCATCGTACGGCATATGCACGACTCAAAGTGCAAGGCGTGGCACAAGAGATTCTGGTCAACGGCGGAATGAGTATCGCCATGCTTATGCGCGAACTCACAATGACCATTGCTGATGCTCCGAATCGCTATGACGGCCTCACAATCGAGATCGACTTCAAGCCATTCGGCGAGACTCGCACATCCCAAGAGACTGCGTTCAAGGAGATGTTCGCCGGACTCGACCTTAGCGACGTGGAACTAGTAAGCGAGGATGACCCTGCGATTGCGCGCTGGCAACGTTCTCCGCAGAATCCTGAGTCACCAGAGTTTGACGCACTCTACCGCGAGTATATCATGTGTGGGAGTTCGAATCATCGTGCTGCTAAGACTCCGGAAGATTTGAATCTATTGCGCCGTCATGTCGAACGCGCATACGCGGGAACCGAATGGTGGGATGGCTCGCATCGCTGGTGACTCGAAAAATAAATGTAATTTACCTATTGACTTTTGAATCTAGATATGCTATCACCGACAGGTGAGTTGATTCGTTCAGCCACTTCCGACTCCCCTAGAAAGGACAACGAGTCATGACTTATTTAGTTCACGATACCCGCACAGATGACTTCACCGGCCCGTTTCCGAGTCAGTGCCAAGCAATGTCGTATGCAGAAGAAATGGGAGCAATGCTTACAAAAAGTGAGCGGCTCGGTCGATTCGTGGTGCGACGCTTGTATGTTCCTAACTTCATGCCAGCCCAGATTCACGGAGCATAAGCCATGAACATCTTCGCTCTCGACGAATCGCCCACATTGTCGGCCATTTGGCAACACGACCGGCACGTCACCAAGATGACTGTTGAGTCCGCGCAGCTTCTATCATGGGTTTGCCGACTCGACTCGCGTTACTGTGACTTGCTCCCCAAGCAGTATGTCGCCGAACTCTACCGCGAGTCGCACAAGAACAATCCCCTGACTCTGTGGGCTGGCGCATGCGATGCAAACTTCGCTTGGCTTGCCGTTCACGGACTCGCACTGGTCGCCGAAAAGCATCGTCGATTCCCCCTCAACGGCATGCACAAGTCGTATCCGCTTCTGACTGGATTCGGCGCGGTGGCTGCAAAGCTGGCTGGCGTTGAGCGTGTCTGGACTCGCGATGCTGACCGCAATCTCATCATCGACCCGGCAATCGTCAAGCTCTACGAGTCGCACACGCCATTCTATCAGGCAATGAAAGAGTTTCCGCATTGCATGGTTCCGGGCGACCCGGTTCAAGCGTACCGCAATTTCTATCTTGACTCCAAAATCTTTCAGGATCATGTCAAGTGGACTAACTGCGAGTCGCTTCCACCCTTTATCATGCAAGAATGGCAGTACCCTTCGACTCACGCTGCAATCAAGTTTCGGCTGGATCAACTGGTTGCCGCACATGCAGAAGGCGTCCGAGTCGCTGCAATGCCTCGCGATCCTCATCCCGACCTGCTGAAACCCACGAATCCTCGTGCCTTCACCCGTTTCGGCTCCGCCCGTTAAATCCTCATAGCCCCCTTCAAGGACTCACGCTATGCATATCGACATGAACATCCGTTGCCTCGCTACCGGCCGAATCATCGCTGAAATGTCTGATGATGAAGTCGGACTCATCGTTGCCGCAACGGCCCATATTCCCGCCGACAAGCGCCAAGCCCACCTCGACCGACTCATCCTCGGCACCATGCGCCCTTCGATTGCTTGGGCGTCTGTCACCCCCGAGTCCATTGACGCGCTGCGCGAAGCCGCCCCGATGGAGACTCTCGCCTACCTTCTGAATCGGCTGTTTGCCCCCGTCGAGCGTACCGACAAGCAAGGCAAAGCTGTTGACTCGGATGCATGGTACAACGCACGTCGCATGCGCATCGAGATTTGGGAATCCCTCAACTCGCAGTCCATCCTGCCCGACCAGCTTGACTCGCTGCTGTTATGCCTCCTTGAACTCGACTCGCGCTTCGGCCTGACCAAAGTCAAGAAGCCCACGTCGCTGACTCAACTGTGGTTTCAGTGGTCCGAGGACTCCACGTCCCAACTAATCCTCGAACTCTGGACTCTCCGCAACGCCCTGATGGCCGAGCACCACAAAGCCATGAAGCGCGCGAAGTTCCAAGCCGAGTTTTGGTCCGAGGGCAATCGCCTCACTCGCAATGCCACTGTGACTCACGCCGCAAAGGTCAAGCCCCCGGCGACCAAAATCGCGAGCGAAGCGAAGCGCACCAAACACGCCGATGCAGTTGACTTTCTGACTCAGCTTGAGGAAGAGTTGACCGAGCGGACGCGTGCGATGAAAGGTGCCCCTGTGGCGAGCGTAGCGGTCGCCAGCGTGCGAGTCATCAAGCAGCCCACTGCACCAGCCGCACCCAAGGGACTGCGATTCACCAGCTTTGGCAAGAAAGGAGCCTAAGTCATGGCCAAGTATTCCCAGACTGAACTCGGCTCAATCGCACACAAGATGCTGAATGAATGGCATCGGCATCAACAAGTCTATACCCCCGATGATTCGGAGCGTGACTATTTCGATGAATTGGTAAAGCGCGGAATCGCTATCAAAATCAATTCGTTCGATTACGCCCCTGCGATGGAGTACCGATAATGGCTTTCAAGTTCGGAGTCGCAGCCGCTAAGGTTGCCCCCAAGCCCCAAGAGTCCGCCGTTGTGCTGCCTGATTCGCGACTCGCGCAGGAAACTGTCGAGCAAGCGGTTCGCATGAACGAGGCTGGCAATCTCGCCACGGAAGAGGCAATGGCGTTGCCCGAGTCGACGGAGGTAGTCAAAGAGGAAGCGCGGAAAGAGGCTAACAAGCTGTCCCGACTCGTTTCCGACGACTTCCCCTTCGACGAATCCCAGCTGGAGGCTATCGCGGGCCTTGCGAATCAACAGTACGCGTGCCTGACCGGCGCGGCTGGTACGGGCAAGACTACATCGACTAAGGCCGTGGTTGATCGCATTCGCGACGGACTCGGCATGGTTGACATGGAGAAGTATTTCAAGCGCAAAGCAGACGAGCCGACCGGCGATGACTCGGAAGATGACTATGAAGTCACCGAGAAGGTCGTGCCGTCCATCGTCTTGTGCGGCTTCACTGGTCGCTCGACTCAGATGATTAAGAAGAACTTCCCGCGGGATTGGCATGGCAACATCATGACGATTCACCGGATGCTGGGCTACATGCCCGAGTATTATGAGGAGTTCGACGAGGAATTGGGCGAGGTTCGCAACAAGATGCGATTCATCCCCACGTACACGCGATTCAACAAGATGCCGTGGGACGTGATCGTCATCGACGAGGCGGGCATGCTCGGAGTCGAGTTGTGGCATGAAGTCTGGGCTGCCGCGAAGCCGGGTTGCCGAATCATCATGATAGGCGACATCAATCAGCTTCCCCCGGTGCACGGTCGCAGCGTGTTCGGATTCGCGATGGCAAAGTGGCCTTCGTGGGAGCTGACTCACATCCATCGGCAGGAGGGCGTCAACAACAGCATTGTGGACAATGCATGGCGAATCCTCAAGGGGCAGAAGCCCATCAGCGACGAGTATCAGTCCGATCCCGGCTGGAAGTTCGCGATGATGCCCGTACCCGAGGACTCCGCGCTGGCGAGTCGCAAGATTCGCGCATGGCTGGAGAAGATGAACGGCCGCGCGTATCAGCCGCATCGTGACACGGTCATCACGGCGATCAATGGACTCGACACGTCGCGAGGCTACGCGCTGGGCCAGCTGCCGATGAATCGTGAACTTGCGATCGTCTTCAACAAGGAGAACCCGCGATTCATCATCGACGCTGGACGCGAGCGCAAGCAATTCGCAGTCGGCGACAAGGTGATGGCCACGAAGAACGATCATGAGGCTGGAATCACAAACGGCATGACCGGCCAGATCGTCAACATTGAACGCAACGGCGCGTATCTGGGCGATCATCACCGATTCGGCGAAGTGTCGGAAGTCGCCAAGTATATGAGCGACATGGACGAGGAAGACACGGAGTTCAGCCTCGAAGAGTTATCTGATTCGATGGCTGGTATGTCGGAGGCGATCAAGAACAAGAAGGAAGGTCGGGATCGCGGACCGGCTAGTCATATCGTCACCGTGCGATTCGGAGAGGGTGAGCACAGCTTTGACATGCCGTTCGCCACGCTGTCGGAAGTCGCGACTCTGATGACTGCCTACGTCGTGACATGCCACAAGATGCAGGGCGGTGAGAGTCCGCTGGTCATCATCATTCTGCACCAGAGTCACAAGGCTATGCTCAATCGCGAGTGGCTCTACACGGCCGTGACTCGCGCGAGTGCCAAGTGCGTCGTGTTCTTCACGGATCAGGGTCTGCGCGCGGCGCTCAATAAGCAGCGCATCAAAGGCACGACTCTGAAGCAGAAGGTCACGGTGTTCAACGAGTTGCAGGAGGCCGGTCTGGTTGGTGCCGCCGTCAATGTTGAACTGCCTGATCCCGAGTCGCTCGACAAGAGCATCGTGGTGACTGCGCAGAACATGATGGATCGCGCCGAGCGGGAGGAAGTGTCCACTGAGTCGGGCAAGGCCAATCTGCTGCGCATGATCGAGGCAAGTCGTAAGCGTGCCGAGCCAGCCCAGCCCACGATCATTGTGCGTGAGAGAATCATCGAGCGGGAGATTCATCATCACCACGCGCCGGTGCCGACTCCGAGCGTGCGGAAACCTGTCGATGGTGGTACGATTCAGCCGGAGGCAAAGCCGACGGGGCCGACCGCCGGTGAGTTGGCAAAGGCACGACTCGAAAAGCAACTGGCCTCGATCGACAAGATGGTAGCTGCACGACCCAAGCTGGCGAGTCTGGCGGTACCCGCACCGCGCAGGTGGCTCAAGCCTGTCGGTCCGGTCACGACGATCGAGCAAGCGAGTCGGCCCGAGCCGTTGCGCCTGACGTATCAGCCCGCACCCAAGCCGGTAGCGATTCCCGCTGCCAAGCCCAAGTTCGTATTCGGAAGGAAGTGATATGCGAAAGACACTAGCAACAGCGACCTGCCGAGGCACGATTCGCACGGCAATGATCGTCAACGGTGCAAGGGGAAGGAGGTATATCCGAGTCTTTCTCACCGGCATGGGGACCGAGCCACTGATTACCTTACCGGAGTCACTGGCAAGGTCGCTCTACGATCAGGCCCGCCGCAAAGGTTCGCCCGTACTCTACGAGTCGCAAGACATGCTCATGGCTCATGCGCGCATACTGTGCAAGTGGCTCCAACGTCGGGCATGCAAGGTGCGAGTCTTCCACGTTCGGCTGGACGATGAGCGGGACATGTGGATTCACGATGTTGTGGAGGTGACTCATGCGCAAACAGGATGAGGGCAAGTGCAAGGTCGGCGGCTGTCAGGGTCGTCCGATTCCACCCGAGAAGTTTTGTCCGCGCTGCATTGAGAAGATGCGCCTCACGAGTCTGGGAGGATGAGCGGCACGGAGGAAGTGCCCGGCACTCGACCCACCCTGACTCGCTGCACATCATGCATGCGGCCGCTCGAATCCGCCGCGCATGAAAATCACCGTTGCACCTACTGCAAGGCTAGGTTCAGATGGATTGATAAATCATTGGGAGAACGCGTATATCTGACTCTACTTGATTATCTGCCGACCGCGATATGGATCGTGTTCGGACTCATCATGCTATATTACAGCGGAGACAAATGATGCAAGCTGGTAACACCGAAGCCACGATTCGCAAGGCCGAGCCGCGCAAGCCGCCCGCCAATGTCATCGTGCCGCAGAAGAAGTCCGAGAAGTGGGACACCCAAATCGACGGACTCGTCGTGGACATGGACATCGTGGCCCAGCGGACGAGCGACATTCAGCTGCGACTCATTCAGCTGGAAGCCACGATCCGTGCGGCCGTGCGCTGGAACACGATTCGGGACATCATCATGATCCTGATCGCCGTCCTCATCACCGCGATGGTCGGATTCAACACCATGAATTTGTGGGGCTGGAACTGAAGCGCGTCAACCAGAAGTGGAATAACCCTGACGCCGCGGTCGTGATGAATGCCATCGAGTCGCTGCGTCAGTTGGTTATCCTCATCGGGGTGGTCGTGGTTGCGAGCCTCCTGCTGAACGCCAGTCGCACGTATCTCGTGTCGACTCAGATCAACAAACTGCAAGCCGAGAACATTCGGCTCAACAAGGAAATGGGCAAATGCGAAATACGAGGGAAATGATTCGGGACTTCAGCCGCGCGTTCCAGCGGCCGGTCAACGAGTCGTGGGCAGACAACCTGCCGATCGCCGACCGGGAGTTGCTTGGCAAGCTGCTACTGGAAGAAGTCACGGAGTATCTGGTTAAGGGACTCGGCCTCACCATCATGAATATGGACGGCGAAACCGTCATGGACATTGATGGCGGCGGACTCATGCTGGAGCACAACGAGGGCGTGCAGCTGAACCCGGTCGAGATCGTCGACGGACTCGCGGACGTGAACGTGGTCATTCACTTCAACGCTCACTGGCACGGCTTCAACCTCGACGCGGCAACGGAGATCGTCAACGACTCGAACATGAGCAAGCTAGGTCCGGACGGTCAGCCCATCATCAACGGAGTCACTCGTGGCTACCGAACTGCCGAAGCATGCGGGGAGGAAACTGTCCGCTGGCGGAAGGACTTTGCGGGGGAGGAAGGATTCGATCCCAACAAGCCCATCGGCAAGATTCTGAAGGGTCCGGACTTCTACGAGCCGGGGCCGCTTCTGAGTCAGCTCATCATGAGCGCCACCGGGAACTGCGAGGACGAGGGTTGTCCCCACAACGGGCAGCCTCATGGTCACGGGGAGTCGGCAAATGGCTGAACCTCGCTGGCTGCAACTGGCCCGCGCAGACCTCGGACTCCGAGAGAAGCCGGGCATCGCCAACAACCCGCTGATCGTACAACGACTCAGCAGCATCCCCAAGCTGATCGGCATGGTGTATAATGCTGACTCGGTGCCGTGGTGCGGAGCCATGCTCGCGTGGTGGATGAGTCAGGCAGGCATAAAGCCCCCGGCCATTGCCGCGCGCGCCAAGTCGTGGTCCACGTGGGGAAGCAATCTGCGCGCGGAGTATGCGAGTCCCGGCGCAGTACTGTGCATGGATCGGCAGGGTGGTGGGCACGTCACGCTCTACGTGGGCGAAGACGCGAGCCATTACTATGGACTCGGCGCGAATCAGGGGGACAGTGTCAGCATCGCCAAGTTCCCCAAGGGCCGAATCACTGCGATCCGCTGGCCCAAAGGTGAACCCTGTCCGGGAGTCCGCAAGTGGATCAAGACGCTCGCGGACATCAACGTAAGTAACAAGGAGTCATAATCAATGTCGGTACTGTGTTCCTCATGTGGTGAGCGTTCTGGGATTCACAGTGCCGACGAGTTCCCGTCTGTCAAACTCTGCTATCCGTGCGTCAGGGATTTCCTTGAGTCACTGTATCGCATGGGTGTGGCAGACGGGAACCCTATCGTGGCGCTCTATTGGTACGGGGTGCCCTCGCTGACGACTCACAGTGATTACGAGACGCCCGCGTGGTCAACCGTGCCGCTCAAGGGATTCAAATTAATTGTTTGTAATTAACACTTGACTTTGAATCTGGTATATGATACCCTCAAGTGGAGACAAGCACATGGAAACTTCCCCATGACGATTCGCGTACACAACGGCCCCGGAGTCAAGAGCAACGAACTGCTCGTCAACATCCTCAAGAATCTTCACAGCGAGGAACCGGCTCGGCAACGAGTCATGTTTCTGGAGTCCCCCGGCTGTGGCGACAAGAAGATGCAGGCGTTGCGAGTCATGCTCTCCCGCAGCCGCAACAGCGTCAAGAATCAGGGACGCAAGCGCCGCTACTTTTCGCTTCATCATTCGGTGCACAAGCACACGGAGGATGGCAAGCGATTCGACATGGTTGTTGTCTGGAAGTCAGTCAGCAATCGGCACAAGATGATCGAGTCACTGGAAGACTTGGTCGGCAATGGAGACGTTCTGTGAGCCTCGCCAAGATGATCGCCGCCCAAAAGGCCAAAGCCGAAGGAGTCAAGACTGATGCAACACCGCCCGCGAGTGACGTGGGGACGTCAAATCCTGCTGTGGATTCTGCTGTCAGCGATTCTGTGGACACTGTTCCTGTCCAGCCTGTTCCTGCTCGGCCTGTGGGACTCAAGCTGGGTGGTCTCAAACTAGGGGCCAAGACACCAGCCACGCCCGCGCCGACCCCGCAGCCCAAGCCGGAGTCGAAGACGACGGGGCCGATGACCCTCGACGACATCGCAAGTGACGAGTCGCTGCTGGAAGACCTGCCCGTAACGAACACGAGCGATCGCGGACGCTATGCTTTCGCCGACGAGATACCCTGCACCGCTCCGACTCGCGAGCTACCGGAAGAACTCACGTCGGGCATGAAAGAGTTCGTGCAGCAACTCGACAGCATCTACGAAGTGGTGCACGACCCGGAGTTGTTCGGCGGAATGATTCGGACGATCATGCAGGAAATGCAGGAGAATCCCGACTACGTGAAGCTGATGGCCGACGAGGACATGCACACCATGATCCGCGGACTCAGGAGCAGCATGGGCCTTGCCAAGATCAAGAAGGCGGAGAAGTCCAAGACGACTCGGGGGTCCAAGAAGGCTCCGGCTGCAACGGCGATGGCCGCAACGGCTGATGAAATCTTCAACGCGAGTGACTGGTGATGAACGCCCCGACTGACTTCCTCCGAGTCAGCTATTCGTCCATGAACGTGTTCAGTTCTTGCGAGCGGAAGTTTGAGTTCCAGAAACTCTATCCGCAGCGGAATCGGGACCGTGACATGTTCGCGGCTGATGTCGGCACCGCCTTGCATCATGGCTATCAGGACTACCTGATTCATGGCGACAAGGAACGCGCAATCTGGATGTTCATGCAGGACTATCCTTATGAGTTGGAGTGGCAACAGGGCAATGATTACAGAAGTCTTGAGGCCGCACTCGCCACGCTTGAGGAAATGTTTGAGTCCGTGGCAATGGCAGACTATGAGTTGGCAACTATTAGAAGACCTGCCACGGTCGCGGAGTTACACGCCGATCCTAACACTCTCACCTACGACGTGCCGGCCATTGAAGTTCCGTTCGAGATACGATTCAATGGTATCACGCTTCCGGACGGCCGTGGAATCGCCTTTGTGGGTTTCATTGACGCGATCATGCGCAACCTCATCAATGGTAGGTATCGCACAACCGACATCAAGACTCACCGCCGGGCGCTTCACGACGCCACAGCCAAGTATAAGTTCGACGATCAACAGACTCCTTACGGGATCATCGTCGAACACATACAGGGGAATCCCGTCGATGAGTTTGAGGTTCTTTATCTCGACTCATACATCGACGTTCTGGAACCTCGCGTCAGCCTGTACCCGTTCAGTCGGACCAAGGATGACGTTCAAGAGTGGCTTCTCAATCGAGTCATGCAGTTCCAGTCCATTCAGCGCAGCCTTGAGTCGGACTACTTCCCCCGGACCAGCGGCGGGTGTCTGTTCTACAACAAGCCATGCTATTTTCTCGAAGTCTGCGAATCGCGCGATCGGGAAATGGCTGAAGCATGGCTACTCATGGGGGAAGAACCCGCACCTCCTCGCTTTGACTCGCCCTGGGTCGTTGCTGAAATCGACATCTTCGGAAAGGACAAACGGTGATGGAGCCGACGATCGGTGAAATCAAAGCGGCGATAGACCAGATGGGCTACGCCAGTGAGAACGTTAACCCCGCGACTCCAGTCAACTTTCACACGTTCATGCTGATGCTGAACCTGCTGCATAAGTTGGCGGAGTACGTCGAACGACTGGAGAATCGCAAATGAACCTCGCTGACTCGACCGTCTGTGCCAAGTTCGTGGTGATGCTGGAACGTGCCGAGCGCATGTCCAAGCAGAACGCCCGACTCACGGATTGGGAACTGACCTTCGTCAACGACATGCGCGATCGCTTCGATGCTCGCGAGGATCAGTCGGACATGGGCATGCAGCCGTGGAATCCGACCACGAGTCAGTGGAACACGCTCCACGAGATTCAGGGGAAGGCGTGATGGCTCGCACCCACAAAGACCCCAATCAGTATTGTCTGTCATGCGGTCATCCGTACGGGACGACTGACGAGTCGTGCACCGAGTGCGGCTTCGATCCCATCAATGATGCGGACGACATGATTCGCCACGACAAGGCGGTCAAGGACTTCCACGATTGGGAGAACTCGGGAAGGGACGGACGATGAGTCGCAAGCCGCCCGAGTTGCTGACGACCGATGAATCCAAAGAGCTGCTCAAACACGCGGAGCAACTCTTGAAGGATTTGCTAGAGAATCGACTCGGTGGGTTCTCTGACGGCAACCGCCCCTTCTGGATCATGTACGAGTTCCGGACCATCATCGAGAAGTTCGGGCATCGTGACACCGGCATGCACTGGACGGGCGATCAGATCGCCGCGCTAGCTAAGGAGTCAAAGCAGTGAAACAGCTCCACTTCAACTACCCCATGTTCCACGATCAGGTGGAACCCAAGGGCCGACTCCTCATCGACCGCAAGTGCCACGCATGCTGGTACTACTTCATGCTGGCCTATTCCTCGTGGGAGAAGGCGGGCAGCGGTCCCGAGTCGCAGATCATCGTGGTCGATCCCGGCGAACAGACGCCCCTGTGGATGGCTCCGCGATTCGACCAGATCGCGCGGACGGTGGCGCTGATCTATCAGCTGGACTCGCCGGAGGACTTCCTGCCGTTCTTTCCGCTGGTGGATAAGGAGGCACAGCGACTCATGCCGGGATTTGAAATGCCAGTGGAGAT